ATGACAAACAAAAATTCATCCAAGATGGAAGTACCACAGGCTAAAGAGGCTATGAATCGTTTCAAAATGGAAGTTGCAAACGAGATTGGTGTAAACTTGAAAGATGGTTACAACGGTGACCTTACTTCCCGCGAAGCTGGATCAATCGGCGGCGAGATGGTAAGAGTTTTTATAACCAACCATTTTTCGGTACTTTCAAGCGTTTTGTTTTTTAACTTACACCAAATTTACACCAAACACACCGTTTTACATAGCAATATATTGTTCCATTTCTTTCGCAACATCATCTGGTTTCTTATGGGTATACACATCTAATGTCGTAGAAATATCTGAATGCCCCATTACTAATTGCAATGTTTTTACATCCATACCTTTTTCAACCATACGGCTACAAAATGTATGCCTTAACACATGAGGTGTTATTTGCGGCAACTCTCCAAGACCAAGTTCAATATGCTTTTTTCTTACTTCTCTCATTGAACCCTCTAAATTTCTTCTTGTTTTTGGAAAACCCAAGTGGTTTATAAAAACAAATCCAGTATATCCGTCAATCGCATATTCGACTTTAGGTCTAACTTCTGTCCTTTTGTGCATAAATGCTTTTCTTGTTTCGTCATTCATGGCAAGTATACGGTTCCCTGCTTTTGATTTTGGTGGAAGAACAACGTATTTTCCACCAATTCTGTGCAATTGCTTATTTACATTTATTCTTCTGTTTTTTAGGTCTACATCCTTAAATGTAAGTCCATATAATTCACTTACCCTCATTCCAGTATTCAAAAGAATCACCACATCATCATAGATATGCCGAAACCATCCATGATTGGAAATAAATTCAATATAATTTTTTTCCTCTTCTTCACTCATAGAAAATCTTTGCTTTGAATCGTTTTCGATTATGTTCGATAAAGTGAATAGAAATGGATTTTTGACTATATAATCATCCTCAACTGCCATTTGAAAAGCCGGTTTCAAAAGTGTTTTTGCATTTTGAACCGTTCCATACGAATACCCTATATTGCTTAAGGTAATCATATATCGCTTTGCCAACGATGTTTTTATGTCTTTGATTGGAATATCCAATATCTGTATCTTGTCAAGCATATTTATTAGGTATCTATACTTCTGTTCTGTTGTTATGCGAACCTTTTTTAACGATAAATACCTGTCTATCAGTTCCCGGACTGTTATTTTGTTACTTTCCCAAGAAACACCAGATATTATTTCTGTTTTTGTTACTTGTAACTCTTTTTGTCGTAGTTCATTTAATGTTCTGGCATATATTGTTTGACGTTTCTTTGATAAATCAGTCCATCGGTACATATAAGTACCGTCAGTTCTTTGGCTTTCTCCTTTCTCTAATACTCTTCCTTTGTTATCTTTTCTGCTTGGCATGCACATTCTCCTTTCTTAAAGAAAAGAGCATTGTTAAAGGATAATTATATCACTAACAACGCTCTATAGCAAATAATAGGTACTTATAGGAAGTTATAAAACCATTGTCCTGTCAAGATATTCTTCCATCTTTTTCCTTTTTATAAGGTTTTTTCTTCCTATAACAAGAACAAGTTCATTTCTGTTTTCGTTCACAATTTCCCTCATTCTATCCTTTCCAATATTAAAATAAGCCGATGCTTCTTCAATAGTAAGGTTATACTTTTCACATACTGGAATTTCTTTTTTCAATTCTACCATCTCCTTTGCCTTATTTATTTTCCAATCAATCCTTGATACTCTTCTTATGACGGTTGATTCCGACATATTGCATTTCATCTCTATTTGTCTTAATGTATAGCCTTTTGATATGCATTTGAATATTTGTTCTTCATCTTCTGTGAAATTGCAAATTTTTTCAATTTCATCAAGTTCCGGCTTAGTCAATGAGGATAAATACTTTCCTAATCTCATAAGCCTTTTCCTTTCCTATAATTTTTTGTTTGGTTTATTGGCTTCATCAACCAACGCAATTAAAAACTCCTGCGTTTTTCTCGGAAGTTCACTATGTTTGATTTCCGCAATTACTTCTCTATACTGTTCTTCTGATAATCTTTCCATGGTCTATTTCTCCTTTTTAATATAATATTCCGCTCTCTTGTAATTCTCTTCTTGCTTCTTTAGCTTTTCGGGAGCGTGATTTTTCCACATTCATCTGATAGTGCTTTTCGCATACCTTATATCCATCTTTTACTTTTCCACCGCAAAAGCAACATAAGCCGTTTTCAATCCACGTTTTCTTTTTGGTGCCAGCCTTTGCTCTCTGACTATTTCTGCTTTTCTCCCTGCATATTCCACAAGTCAAGTACCCGGAATCGGCTTTTCGCTTACGGCACCGTGGACAAATACCTTTTTCTACGTCCTTCTTATATGTAAGTTTCGCCCATTGCTTGTGTTCTTGGTTATATCTCTTTCGTGCTTCTTCACTTTTGTTTCTTCGATTATTGCATTGTATTGATTCGTTTGCACGGCATTCCGGGCATGATGATTCGCTACTGCCGATTGGAACCTTTCTGCAAATAGGACATATGCCAACTTCTTTATAACATTGTTTATTTCTTCTTTCGTTCTCCGACTTTTTACTGCGACAACTTATACATCGTAAGCCGTCTCTATCTAGTGGCTTTCCACAATCAATGCAAAGTCCGTTCTGCTTTCTTCTATCGTACAATCGTTTTTGATAGATATTGCTCAAACAAACACCTCACTCATCCTCATCTGATTTAAGGATTCGGACACCGCATTTCTCTCTGACTTTATCTATGTACCAATCAACATTAAACTTTGTTGGGTCTTCATCCATCTTTACTGATTCATCGGATATACGTTCAATAAGCCGATTGATTCGTTTGTTTCCAAATCCAAATTCTTCGCAAAGTGCAAGAAACATAATTCCGGTAGCAAGTTCAAATCCCTCATTCTTACCAGTTATATATGCCCTTGCCATAAGTTTTGTTTGTGTTGGCTTACCGCCGGTCAATTTCTCCTGCACACGTTTTTCTCTCCTCATTGCTGCTCTTTTGTTTACTGCCATGATTGTTCACCTCGTTTTGATTTTATTTGTTATTTATTGGTTTGTTTATTCACATAATCTGCCTTTACTATCTCAATTGCCTTTTCTATGATTCCACGAATTGCAAAATCTTTTTCATTGAATCTATCTCTCAATTGTTCAAGATATTCTATAACCTTATCTACATCATAAGCGGTAGGTTGACTATCAATCTTTTCTGCCAAAGCACTATACATATCATTACTGTTTGTTTTTGTAAGAAGAATATCTATAAACCATTGTTGTGATAATTCTTCCTTTAACTCATCTGCGTCAATCAGTCTCATTACTCTTCACTCTCCTTATAAGGTTTAGGAAGATGTTTCCAAGCAAGAACAGTACCAAGACCAATACCTTTTCCACGCCACTTTCCGTCATTTCCAATATAACCTTTTCTCTCATATGCACCATACATTCCTAAGACACCATTATATTCAACCATTATCAAACACTTTTTCCCTTTTTCTGGCAATCTAAATTCGCAGTTAATCCAACCGTTATTTTTATTTTTTTTCATATCTTCAAACAAGTCTTTCATGTTTTCACCGCCCTTTCCAAATCTTTGGTGTTCCATCGGAATTTACAAGCAGTGTTACATTTCCATAAGGGTAACCTGATGAGTTTACGGTATACATAACTTTTGTATCTTTGTCGTACATAATATCAAAAGAACCGCAATTTTCTACTCTTACAAACATTTTTGATGTATCTGCACGTGGTTCTTCGTCCATTCCATCAGAACAACCGCTTACTGTTAAAACTGCTACTGCTAATAAAAATGCTAAAACTAATCGTTTCATAATCATTCCTCGCTTTCATCTATCTTTCATGTTCTCTATCTACTTTGCAAATTCCCCTATGCTCATGAACTGCAAAAGATAAGCTTCCGGTTTGTTTCATGTAGCTTAGTTTTTCTTCTGTCAGCTCACATTTGTGTTTACGTTCGTTTAAATATTTGCACGTTCCGTTACAATACATATCTTTTTTTCCTCCTATTCTGCATTTAATCGAAGCCATTCAAGTATTGTTGGTGCTTTCGCTTGACAATCTTTACAAGAAATTTTATCTTGCTCACAGTCTTTATTTGCATATCCTATAAAATCTACAAAACAAGTGGTTTTTATTTTCTGTATAAACTTCGCCAACTCTTCATCCGACATATTCCTGATTCTTTCTGCGTTAGTCATGTTATCACCTCCAATTTCTATAATCAGCAACTTTTCAGCCTTTGGATTGCCTAGTTTCAATTCTTTGATTTGAAATCTATACTTGTAGGCATCATTTCCAATCTTTTCAAATAGTTTCTTTGTCGCTTTTGTTTTGCTTGGTTCGCAAATGCCAAATTGAAATTCTTTCTTTTTGGTATTCCAGACACCATAGCGTTTCTTACGATTCATTCAGTACCTCTCAATTCTTTCAGTTTTGCTTCGGCTTCGGATTTTGTGAGGAATATTGTTTCGCCAAAATGATGGAAAAAGCAGAAATCATAATTTTCAAAGATTATCTGCATGGTGTAAGCTGTTACATCTGTCTTATCAATTTCAAACTTTATCACTTTATGTTGCGATACTTTTTTGCTTGCCTTATTGACCTTGTAAACTGTATCTCCCACTTTGCAAGGTAGTTTAACAAGTCTTCCCTGTTCCTCCAAAGATTGATATTCTTTTAACTGCATAAGCCATTCTGCTAACTGTTTGCAGTCTTTTGAGCTTTTAAGGCAGGCATCACGCATAGGATTCCCGTTTTCAAAAAAATCTGCATGATATTCATGCACTCTTGCTTTTTCCTCTGCGTTTTCAATTAATTCATCAATTTTCATCCAATCACTTCCTTTCTTAAATAATCCATATATCCCTTTGATACGCTTAACACATAGATAGAAATTGCATTTGTCATTCTTTGCAAGAAATCATCATCTTCCTTGTAATCTTCGTATGACTTGAAAACAACTTCTTGAATCTGTGCGTATTGTGCTTTGCCTTGGCTGTTAATATAAGAAGTTAAATCCATGACATTTCCAGTTTTTATTTTTGATTCTAGGTACTGCGTCAATTCAATTTGACCGTTAATCTGTTCCAATATCATCACCTGCTATCTATGTTTGATTTAAACAACTTTTCCACATATAAGTCCATTGAATGACACAACTTAACGCAATTTCCATGTGACGCATGATTTTTCCATGCATTATATTTCTCATAAAATTTTGTTTCAGTCATTCTTTCGGACTTAACGAGTTTTACCCACTTTCTTATCTTTTTACGGATTTTTCGCTTGTTTTCACCTTTTAGCCTGCGTATATACTTTCCATCCTTAGTTATGTAGTGGTGGAACCCCAGAAATGGTATTCCACACTTGAACGGAACAATTTGCGTTTTACCGTTTAGTGTCAAACCAAGGCTTTCTACAAACTGATTTATGCAATCAAGACACCATTTCAAATATTCCTTGTCTTGGTGTATCAAATAGAAATCATCCATATATCTTCCATAAAGATTGATTCCAAACTCGCCAGTAACCATATGGTCTAATCCGTCAAGCATAAGCAAAGCATATATTTGAGCCACTTGATTTCCTAATGGCACCCCGATACCATCTGTGCTATCAATAAGCAAATGGTTAAGCCACATTGTATAATTGTCCCGGAAGTAATAGTCAACTATATCTTTTAATATCTCGTGGTCGATACTATAAAAGAATTTAGTTACATCACATCTCAAAATCCATCCATCTAACTTGTGTTTTTGGTAAAACTCTAACATCTGTTTTTTCAGACAATCCATGCCGAACAATGTTCCTTTGTTTTTCTGCCCGGCATAGTTTGTCTTGATAAACTGGCTTTCCAGTCTTGGATGTAAAATCGTATCAGATAAGCAATGTTGAACAACCTTATCCTTAAACGAACAAGAACGTATCAATCGTTCTTTAGGCTCGTAGACCTTAAATTCGTTATATGGATTCATCTTGTAGGTTTTGTTTTTCAACTGCTCTAACAAGATATGAACGCCATCTAGGCTCATTGTTTGGAATCTAGCACAACTTTCATTGCGCCTTTTACCTGCCTTAGCACGTTTATAAGCGTTATAAAGGTTCTCAAAATTGCATATAATACTTTTATCATCCATAATAAAAACTCCTTTGTATTTATCCTTTTAAGAAAGGTCATGTGCTTTTCTGTATCTTTCTCTGATTTCGGCTTAATGCCTACTCTAACTGTCTGTTTGTCACAGAATGGGCGCACGCCGTTGTTGTTGTTGCAATTGTTGTTGTTGATGTTGCCGGACGGCGAAACAACCGATTAAGCAGCGCATAACCTATGATTTTATCTTTCTTTGTCTTTTGTTCTCCATGCGATTGCCATATGCTTTACATCGCATACCATTTTCGACCAATGACCGACACATTTTATGTTGATTAGTCCTAAACTGTTTGATAACTCTATGTAATATAAGAGTTCATCGCAATGTGTTATTGCTCTTGTCTGCAACTCTAATCGTTCTCTCTTGTATGCTTTTATATTCGTTCTATTTGCTTCAAGCAAACATTCGTAGATTTCAAGCGACTTGTTCTGCATTTTGTCCACAAGAGAAAATCTAAATTTCTTTGGATAGTGGTTACAATTCGACGTCTTTTCCAAAGTATGCTTTGCTAAATCTTTTGCTTTTAGAATTACAGTAAGTTCTTTACTTGCCATAATCATCACTCCGATTCAAAGAGATTAGGTGAAAAGATACAAAGGGGGCGCACGCCGCTGCTGCCGCTGCAATAGCTGTCGTAGACGATGCCGGACGGCGAAACAACCGAAACTTGTATTTTATATCCGTTGCAAGGTGTACTCCAAGGAGTAAGCAGCCACCACCACTTGTCAATGTTAGGAATCAACTTTCTGTATTGTCTGTAATCGTCAACGGAAAGAAGAGATACATAATCCGTGCAATCTCCATATTCATTCTGTCCATCAAGAGACAATAAATCCCGACCAAACGGAAGAATATTTTCTTCCCCAATCTCATCAACAATTTTCTTATAGAAATCGTTATTGAGATATTCACGTAAACTACTTGATTCCCAATTATTTGTTTCCGAATCAAAAATTTTTCTTTCCTCTAATGCATCTGAAAGACAAACATATCCGCAAGGTTTGATGTCAAGGATTCTCCATTTTGTTCCGGCAACTTCAAAATAATCGCCGACTTTCAATCCAGTAAGCCGTTCTTTCATATTTTCACTTTCCAATTTATCAATCCGCTTTTCAAGCATTTCAACTCTTTTTTCTAAGTCCATATTATTCTCCTTTCGATACAAAGATATTAGATTTTAAGATACAGAATGGGCGCACGCCGACGCCGCTGCTGCTGCCGCAAAGGCTGTAGTCGATGTGGCCGGACGGCGAAACAACTACAATAGCATACTTAAACCCTCTTTCAGCAGTAGACCACGGTGTAATTGTCCAATAGTAATCTGTCAAATCTTCATTCACAAGCAAATCATTGTATTCTCTCGCTTCATCAAAAGTAATAGGGCGAACCTCGCAAATACAATCATTAAACTCGTTCTGATTATCAACACTCGTCAATGCTACGGAATGTTCAACAAGGTTTCCGGCACCGACATTCTCCAAAATGATAGGTCTGATTTCCTTTTCAATATACCGTTTCAAAGCAGATTTATTGTAATCTCTTGTATCTCCATCAAACCGGACATTCTCTGCCATAAGGTTTTTGGAGATTACGTTTGTCATGCCATAACTCTGTTCCAAAACAATAAATTCATGTTCTCCAATCATGAATGTTTCGCCCGGTTTCAATGAGCTCAAAACAACCTTTTCCTTTTTCTCTTCGCTCTTCAAAATTTCAAGAGCCTTTTCAACTAATTTAATTGCTTCTTTCATTTCAATACCTCCGTTGATTTCGATTTTTTACTGCGACTTTGCACATCATTAAATATTGCAAAAATAATCTCATGCGATAATTTAGTTGCGTATTTTTCTCCGATTGCAATGCCAGTTTCCGTAAACTCTTTCCACCAAGAATCATCATCTTCCGGGTAGTAATATTTCTTACGCCAATTCCAAATATCAGTCCACATATGCTGTTCTTCTGGAATCTGCGATGCATTTACGCTTCCCATGCAAACACCACCTAACTAAATATTGAATTATCGTAGTCCTCAACAAATCCACCGCTTTCGTTATCCCAACCAAGACAAATATTCAAATCATCGTGGTCTCCGTAGATTCGTTTGGACTTTTCATCGTAGTGTACTTTCCAACCTCTGTATGAAGTTCTTCCAAATACACGATTTTTAGTAACCGAAATTATTCTCGGATAATTTTCCATCGTATTCTCATCTTTATTTACGTTATAGTGAATAATCACTCCTGCTGAATTGACAATATCGGAATCGCCACGAATCGAATCGTCCATATCTTCATCATCAATTCCACTATCTTTTCTCTTGTGAGCCACTAAGATAATACAAACATTGTAAAATCTAGCCATATCCTCTAGTGCGTTTGAAACTTCGCTCTGTGCTTCTAACTTACTTCCCTTAACTCTCGTTTTGTTTATCATTGTCATTAAATTATCAATCACAATAACTCTTACATTTTGGCTTACTATCATACGTTCAATCGTATTTAGCAAGTCAGTATCTTCATCCTTAACCATAGTGCGGTCGTAAAGCATACATTTCCCACGATACCACTCTACAATCTTATCTTTCGCAGATTTGCGAACGTAACGCTTTACATAATCTTTCCTATCTTCTTCCACTACATTTGCCGGTCCAGCAATTTGAAAATCAATCGCATTCTTAAAAAGATAATTTGGCATTTCCCCGGAATATACAAAAACATTGTCACCTTTGTTTAATGCTCTTGTTATAATCTGCCCTACAAAAGTTGATTTTCCTTTTCCTGATTTTCCAGTAACGATGGTAACAACACCGAATGGGATTCCTCCGCAAAGCAAGTTGTCTACATCCGCAATACCGGTCGGTATCTTTTCAATACTGTATGGGTCAAGTTCCTTTACATCTGCCAAATCAATCACATTGTCGATTGGCAGCCTAACCGATTCTTCAACGCATTTTCTAACCTGCTCTGCTCCATATTTGAGAAGTATCTCGTTTGCGTCCTTGCAGTCTTTGTAATTGTCCTCTCTGACGTGTTCTACACGGTCTTTTAGACGTTTTGCAAGTTCATCCAACAAAGATATTGAGCCTTTCTCAAAATCTCCGAAAACGATGATTTTTTTCCATTTGCAAAGCCAATCCCAACAATAGGGAATCCATGTAAAGCCTTTGGCACCGGTTGGAACGGACACTGCGTTTGGTATTTCTGCCGTAGCAACTGATAATGAATCCATCTGACCCTCTGTGAGTACGAGCGTATCAAAACTATCATCACATTGTTTCATTCCAAACAATATCGGTTTTGTGCTTGCTTCGCACCACTCCTTGTTTGCGTCCTTTGCCTTGTCAAAATCCGTTTTTCTGTACTTGACAAATTGCAGTACACATTTTTCGTCATAGAACGGAAATACAAGAATGTTTGGATGGCTAGTTTGTACGGTAATTTCGTACTTTTTGGCAACTTCTTCGGATATACCACGGCTTTCCAAATACTGAATCGCTTCCGGCTTTGGTTTAATTGCTTCTTTTGGTTGCTTCAACCGCTTGTATCTTTTCTTTGGACGGTAATACTCGTCAACCTCGTTGCCAAGAGAAAAATCAAAATCCTTTGAAAGCGTTACCATGTTGCCGGAGATTCCACAACTTGCTCTTAAACACTTAAACTGTCCAGTTTTAAGGTTTATCGAAAAAGTGCGAACATTTCCCCTTGTTGCTCTTGGCTTGCAATAAGGGCAAGTCTTAAAAAACAGTTCGCCACCGTGTTCCTTAACCTCAATTCCAACATGACGAGCAAAGTTGTAAGCATCATCCGGGTTAAACTCGTAAACTTTATATCGCATTACCAGTCAGCACCTACTTCCTCTTCCTCAACTTCCGGAACAACTTCTTCCGGCTCTGCTCTAGGTTTCAAAATCTTTGGAGCATTTTGAAGATAACTCTCAAACTTAGTTCCAAACAAAGTTTCTGGACGCAAATACTCTTTCATCTTCTCGTCTGATTTCCAATCATTACATTTACTGTCAATTACACGTTTGAAATCTTCCAAAGTGAATTTTTCTTTAAGCCTTGCATTGATAAGGCTTTGTGTCTTTTTGGTACTGTATCTGTAACTTGCACCAGTTTTTTCGTTCAAGTAATCAATAATTTCTTTCACCAAAGAAGTGTCCGTCGTGCTCTGCTCGACAATATCACTTTTCTTTTCTTCTCTTACCTTATCTTCTCTATGCTCCACTTTGTTATCAGTTTGGTTACAATTCGTTTCCAAGTCGTTATCTGTACGTTTTACTTCCGTATAGTTCTTGTTGTCACTCTTGCTACAATTCGGGTACATCTTGCCACATTTTAAGGTGACTCTCGACCTTTCATCTGTATACAGTGTTGGCGTGTACCGGTCCTTTGCAATTGAGTTGTGCAGAAACCAATGTTTGATAAGTACCACGTTAGAGTTTTCAAACGTGAGTATGTATCTCTTCCTTTCAAGTATTTCAAGGTCTTTTGGAGTTGCCTGGCATTCTCTTACAATTCGGTTTGGAGCATCTACGAATCCATCATCATCGGCTCTCATGCACAGATGAAAAAACAATCCTTGTGCAGTTAATGGCATGTCCAAAAACACATCCGAACTAATCAATTTTCGTGAAAACATCCGCTTGTCAGCCATTCGTTTCAACTCCTTTGCTTAATAATTCAACAACTTTTTCTCCTGCATTTCTTGGCGAACAAAAAACAAACTTAACGCCGTATTTCTTCTCCATAGTAATCATTGCCTTTGCCAACGTAGAACCGGCGGTAGGTCTTGCTTTTGGCAATTTTGTTGTTCCCCATTTACCAATCCGGTGCATATAAGAAATTTTGTTATATCGGTGAAGTCGTGGATTGTTCCACTTAAAAACATCTTCAATGGATTTGATTCCATCTTCGTTTTCTACCAATACATAAAGTTTGATTCCGTTGTTTTGAGCAAGAATACACTCATCACGAAATCTTCCATGCTGACGTCCGCAGATGTTTCCTACAATCTCCTGCATATCTTTCTTAGTATCTACAGATACATCATAAGTTCCAAGGAAATCCATCTTTTTAACTTTCATTCCCCTATCTTCCTTACGTGAAATAACATCAATAGATTTCTCGTTAGCAATTATGTAATCACCAACCGGAAGCGGCACTCTTTTAACCTCAATGTTGGAATTGCTCCAGTAATGATGTTTTTTCAAATGCTTTCCGCTCTGCTGCCCCTCATCTTCAAAAATAACCATCTAAATCACTTCCTTTCTGCTTATTATTTGGCGGTCACGCTTGGCAACCGCCATAGGCTCTAGTTAAAAGGTAATCCATCCTCAATACCATCCGGAATGTTCATAAAATCATAATTTCCAGTGTTATCATCTTTTTTTTGATTCTGTTCTGCCGTTGCCTTGCTTTCAGCAAATTCGCAATTATCAACAAGGCAATCGTTTGTATATACCTTGTTTCCATACTTATTGGTGTAACTTCCAGTCTGCCAACTGCCATCAACCGCCAACTTTGTTCCTTTTTTACAATATTTTTCAACAAATTCAGCCGTTTTTCTAAAGCAAATACAACTTATAAAATCAGCCGTAGGTTGATTGTCTATTTTAAATCTACGGTCTACCGCAAGAGTAAATCTTGCTACTGCCATTGAATTTTCTCCCTGCGTGTATCTGATTTCTGGGTCTATTGTTAATCTGCCAATTAAAATTACTTTGTTAATAAGTCATTCCACCTTTCTAAAAAGGGCAAAGGTTAAAATCAACCTCTAAACCGTTCTCTGCAACATAAACTTCTGTGTCATATTTAAGCGTTTCTACCACCTTTTGTTTGAAAAGTGTTGGATTTCCGCTTTTATCTGATAAGTGTATTAGCACGACATTTCGCAATGCCGGATTATCGTTAGTAGATATGAATTTAAGTGCCGTATCAAGGCTCATGTGACCTCGTAGACGGTGTTCATAGTTCGGTTCGTTACGGTCAACAAATTCCATCGAGTAGTTACATTCACACATGACGTGTTCTACCTGCAATCCAGAGAAGTTATACTTGCAATATTCCAAGTCTGTTAAAAACAGTAACTTCCCCATTTCCTCATGCTTGATTAAATAGCCGTAACACTCGATTTCCGATTCATGCGGCACATTGAACGGTGTAACTGTAAAACTGCCAATCTGGTACTCTCTAAGCGGTTGTATGGTCACTGTACGTTCTCCAGTAGAATCTTCAATTGCCTTTTGAGTTTCGATTGCCGTGTAAACAGTGATTCCAGATTGCATAAAGTCTTTTATATAACGTGCATGGTCTCCATGCTCGTGGCTTACAATGCATCCGGAAACATTTGCTATTTTCCAATCAATCATTTTCTTAAAATCAAGAAATTTGCATCCGGCTTCAATGGCAAGAATCTCACCATTGTTGCTGATTAAAGCGTAACTGTTTCCTGCCGATGATGAACCGCAACATCGCATAAGCATTTAAACCACCTCAATTTCATCATCCTGCGGAAACTGGAAATAAAAATTTTGATGATTCTCAAATTTAATTTCCGATGGCTGATTGTCAATGCTTACATATATGACCTGTGTATTGCATTTTTTGAATACTTCATTAACTTCTTCTGTAGGCTCAACGTTCTGAAACATGGCAATACTTCCTGTATATGCAACTCTAAGCATTTCAACTGCTTTTTCTGCCTTGTCTTCACTCGAATAAGTAGCCATCGTGACATTATCATCACTTCCAATAGCACGGCAGTAAATAACCTCTTCCTGTCTCCAAACACAACACATATCGTATGGCATATCAATTGTTCCGTTTTGACTTATAATTCTCATTATTATTTTTTCTCCACTTCTTTAAATTCTCCATCTACTAATTCATAGAATGTATCTTCTTTAATCCGCTCTCCGTCTACATATTCCGTCTTGACGCATTTAGGAATCCAAACAAGAAAGCCTTTTTTATCTTTATCATCCGCTCTTGCCCATTCAGCAAGCGTTATCCAGCTACCTTTTTTAGCTTTTGCCTGCGACTGATAGCCTGCTGCCATAACGACTGAATGTTTTCCTTTTGATGTAATCTTTGCGTAATCTCCACTACTGCCAATCTTTGCGAAATCTTCACTACTGCCAATCTGTGCGGAATCTCCACTACTGCCAATCTTTGCGTAATATCCACTACTGCCAATCTTTGCGTAATCTCCACTACTGCCAATCTTTGCGAAATCTTCACTACTGCCAATCTGTGCGGAATTTCCACTACTGCCAATCTTTGCGGAATTTCCACTACTGCCAATCTTTGCGGAATATCCACTACTGCCAATCTTTGCGTAATCTCCACTACTGCCAATCTTTGCGTAATTATTGCTATTGTCATTCTCTATACCATTTTCAATTTCCTCAATCTTTGTTTTCTCGATAGTAAAATCTATACAAGCCTTAATAAAACCTTTTAAGTCCAACTTTGTCTTAATATGAAGTTTGTTAGTTGCACTTTTATTTTCCTGTTTGAAAACATCTCCAAGTGGCTCAACTTCTGCAAATTCTAAAATCTCCCCATTTTTATTTACAAGTGGGTAATAGTCCAACACATCAAATGGGTTTTCGCAGTAGTGCATAACCCCGGCTTCACATATTTTATTTCCGCTTTCTTCGTATGTTGTGTTTTCTTCGTACTGCTTGCCATTGCAAGTAAAATCTGTGTTAAATGCTTTATACGCCATAATTATTCCTCTCTTTCTTTTAACCAATTTCCTCAATTTCAACAACAACTCTAGGGTTTGAAGTATCTACCATTGTATGAAACTCCGAATCAAGAACATCATCCCATCCGTCATTTCTAATCACTTTTGCTAAATGCAATGCATCCAAAAATGATTTTTCTACCGCACTGCAAAGATTGCCTCTGTCGTGTCTTTTATTACTTGGAAATATCCAAAACACACAACGTATAGGCTTTTTAATTTTAACGCCTTTAAGAGTACATTTAATGGCTTTCAGGCATATATCATCGTTTGCTTTCTTTACTGGATTGTGGTACTTTTTCAATCTTTGATTGTAAATTCTTCCACCAAGCAATTCATTTAACCCTTTAAGCGGAAACTTTTTCTTATTGTTTTTTATAGTTACGCAATAAGTCACTTTTTATCTCCTTTCTCTTCTTTCCTCTCTTGTTTTTTTTCTTTTTCAGCTTCTTTCAAAAGTTCCGTTACCTGCGATGCAGTTTTTGGTTGTTCAAACCAATCGGAAACAACTGTCTCTTTCTGCTTTAATCCGTTGTAAATACCGATATACTCTGTCAATTCATCATCGTTGATACTCTCAACTGTATGATTAAGACGCTTTTCCAACATTTCTTTAGTTACACCCAACTTAGCAAAACCAGTAATCATATTCTTTACCTTGTCAATCAAAGGAATATCATTTTGCCCGGCAATCGTTTTCTTACATTCCTTAATGCAATCCTCAACTAAATCTGGTGGAAGAATTGCAAGGATTCTACTTCTTAAACGTCTTGCACCATCATTGGCTGTCCTTTCGTAAATATCACGCTGACTAGTAAGTTTTCTGTTACCCTGCTTTGTCTCCATTACGTGTTCAACGGTAAAGTTCTGGCTAGAAACTGTATTGTTTTCCAAATCCCAACAATACGCCTGCATTTCGGACTTTCCTTTTTCATGAGACATTTCCTTGATTCCATATTCAAGATTGCCGTAGCACCGTGCCATTTCCTCTGCAAATCTGATTGTTACTCCTGTTACCGTCTGACCGCCACGTGGATAACTGAAAAACGCTTTGTCGGCAAAACCTTTTCGTTGACACGCTTCAATCGCACTTGCATACGATTTTGTGTAATCTCTTGGAAACTGTTTTGCCATAATCAATTTCCCCTGTGCTTCTGCAATAGCACGATTACTTTCTACTGCTACTGTTCCTTGGTTAATGTTATTAAAACTTCCACCAACCGATTGATTGTTTCTTACTGATACTTCATTTGACATATCAATTCTCCTTTCAACTGTCTATAATTTTAAAATCTTTCAATATGCACTCTCCACAAACTTCTTCGCCATCGTACTGATACAATGCTTCTGGTACAAATTCATCTTTACAACGGTCACAATAGTAATGCGTTCTTTTCCTATTTGGACAACTACTACCAAGGCAAGGATAAGCTGGTGCTGCACAACCTAAACATTCATCTTTTACTATTCTCATTTTTTATACTCCTTAATGTAAATTTGCTTTTTTGCACACTTTCTCAAACTGTTCTTTTGTTAATCCCAAAATTTCAATGTATTCATAATATGGACAGTAACCAACTACAATTTCTCCATCATAGTAAATCGTAACCATCCTATCTCCAACAATGCTTTTAGTATCAAAAGCCTGTACGCCATCTGGAAATCTATCTTTCAAAAATTCAATCAATTTATTCAATTTATTCCACCTCACTTCCTAAAGATTCATACTGTTTCTGTAACCAGTTCGGCAATCCAAGACTGTTTACTTCATCTTTCATATATCCGTACCAGTTACCAGTTTCTGAACATTCTTTATAGAGATTTAAGTATTCCCTAAACATATCAGCACCAGAACGCATATAATATTCATTTGGTTCCATAATATTTACGCAGTATGGAGCAGTTTTCTCTTGTGCGATAAAAACTACAGTATGCTCAACACCAAGTATTTCATCAAGAATGTGTTTGTAATATGCCATCTGCATATCATACATAAATTTGATTGAATCACGCATAAATACATCTGTGCTAGCGTCATTGCATGTTTTGTAGTCAATCAAAAAGTGTGTTCCTGCTACTTCTGTAAGACAATCTGGTCTGCATTTCATAGTAATTCCTGTTTCTGAATCTTCCGTAAAATACGAAAGTTCCTTTTTGCCAGTTAAAAGAGTTCTTGCAAATGAATTACTATACAAGACGTAATGCATATCTTTTATTTGTTGAAAATCATCCAATGAAACAATGTCTTTTCCCTCGTTTTGGTCTTGGAATAAAAGCCACTTCGCTTTTCCATCTTTTGTTCGTCTGTCTATTTCTGGTGCTACGGCAAACTCTTTGTAAAAATCATCTTTTTCCAAAATGTATTTGTGAACCGCTCTACCAAAAAGCAATGATGGCGTATCTTCTTCCGGATTGTCTTTCCAGTATCGAAAATGTGCCGGTGATTTAGCCATTTTTTTCAAATCGGAAGAACTAACTCCATCCATGGCACGATATTCTTTGTTTGGAATCAAGATTCCATTTTTTCTTTCATCCACTTCTTATATTTCTCCTTTCTTTCATTTGCTATATCATAAGCAAGTTCAGTTCCAAGGATAAACAAAATATCAATAACGGAAGCATATTCTTCATTCATAGCAGTTTCGACAGCAACATTTACTCTTTCTTCCAATTTTATAAGTTCTTCAAACCTCTTCTGCGGTATTTGAATCATTGCTTTCCTCATCCTCATTCTCCTTTCCGATTTCTTTGACTTTTGAAACTGATACTTCAAAAGCGGTTTTTACTGCTACTGTGCCATCGTCCATCTGCTTGTGATATTCACGGCTCTGCAATCTTCCGATAATTTCCAGATGAGTACCTACATCGCATTTTGAAACGTATGTAGCATATCTCCCCCATGCTATGCATGGAATATAGTCGGAGCCGTATTGTCGGTTGCTTGCGACAATGACATCACATACTCTTCTATTGGAAGCAGATGTGCGCCGTAAATTAGGTTGAATACAAATATACGCATCCATTTTTACTTCATTTACGTCCGACAATAAATTTACCTCTCCACCGCACATGGCATCCTGCACAAATACATAAATGTGCTTATAATTTTTCCTATTGATAGTCCGAATTTCTCCTTGGCCTTCAATCTTCTCGTTTTCTTTGATTAAACACTTTTCCAAAATAATCTCTGGAACCAAGCAGATTAGAATATCCTCTTTCTTGCTTTTTCTTTCGCTTTTTAAGCGAAATTCATAAAAGTTCTCACCATGCGACGAATGAGAGAATTTAATCTTACTCGCCACGGTACCTCTTAATAAAATTGTATTCATCTTGACTTTTCACTCCTTATTTGATAAAATGAGCGCAAATAACATATAGTTATTTACTACTGGAATAGCAGTTTGATTTGCGGTCAAGGGTGCTATTCCTTTTCTTTTCTGTATGTTCCCGGTTCATTTGCATAAAACTCTCCGTCTTTCACATAAATTGCACCAAGTTCAATTAAATTTGCAATCAATTCCGGTGTTGCCGGTTTAGCATCTGTCTTAATCATTGTCACTCATCCTTTCCTAATATAAATACTGTTCTTCTTTGTACTCCGAATCTCGCTGTATCTGCGTGAGATTCAAAGTATATGTCAATTCGATTTCCCTTTATCGCACCGCCGCAATCCTCGGCTATAAATGTTCCAAGACCTTTGATTTTTACCTTGGTTCCGTACGGTATGACTTTAGGGTCAACCGCTATTGTTCTTCCCTGCTTCGGTATCTTGCCAGTAGAAGTTATCTTTCCGTACCCCTCTGAACAATCGCAACAAGGACAATATGCAGTTATTAAGAATTGAACTCCTTTTCTTTTCTTGTACTTCTTTTTCTTTTGCTTTATGTATTTTGCGGATTCCAAAGAACTGTTCATATTTGCGTTTGGAATCACATTTGCCTGCGGTTCTTCTGTTTTTATAAATAACGTATCTTCTTGTGCATATTCCGGCTCGTAAGCGTATACATCCTTAAACACGCTTGTTGCCACCGTTATAATAAGAAGAAACGTCAGAACCGCCAATATCATCTTCTGAATAATAGGCTCACTCCCTTTCTTCCAAAAGCAGACGGAATGTTTCTTTTCCCTTTGGAGTGACATACATCTGCTGTCCTGCCCAACCGTTCTGCTCGTTGTGCTTGTCCTTTAAGACAAACAAGCCGTTTCCGCTCTCTGCGTATTTGGCATATGGACGCAATTTTCTATGTTTCCCCTGTCTGAAAACATATCCTTTTTCAATAAGGAAAGAAACAAATGCTTTTTCTCCAACACCAAGTTCCTTTGCGGTGTCACGGATGTTGGTATTTAATTTCTTATCTACCAAAGCGTCAAAGTAATTTGCCTTTGGTGTCATTTCCTCAATCTGCTTGTCCTTTTGAGTTATGATGTTCTGTGCCACAACTAGTGCGTTGGCTACAATCTGTTCTGGAGTAAGATTCTCCTGATTGGCAATGTAACCGCCATTCTTGCGAATAGATGGAATAACCTCGTCCGTAACCCAATCGGTAAACTTTTCAGCAGACGGTTTTCTACTTTGAAAGATAACCTTGTAGAGATTTGCTTCATTGATAAAGGTTGCCTTCTGCTTTCTTCCCATACTGTCTATGACCTCGGCAGTACCGACCCCATCTTTCTTCATCCGTTTCTTTACGTCCGTAACGTGCGTGATTTCTAATGCCTTACACACATCTGCCAAGCAAAACATAGGCTCATTATCTTTTGTGATTGTTCGGATTTCTCCAAACTCTTCATTATTAAAGATTTGTAATTCGTTCACGCTCACACCTCGCTTTCTTTCATCCATTCATCAATCGGAATGCCTGTTGCCAAAACAATCTTATGCAATGTTTCAAGTGATGGATTTCCGCCATCTTTCCACTTGCCTACTGTTCCGTTTGCAAGACCGCATTTCTTCTCAAACGCAGAAACAGATAGGCTGTTTTCATTGCAGTATTTTATTATTTTGTTATAAATCAATGGGATTTCCTCCTCTCTATTTATTAGAAAAATAGAGAAAAGTCTTGACATTTATTAGAGAATTATCTAAAATAAGAATTGTCCAGAAACTTATTTTTGAGAACTCTTTATTTTATGTAATTTAGGCTTTTCTCTAAATCCTAATCTCATTATATAGAGTGTTCTCTAATTTGTCAAGCACTTTTTTAGGTTTTTCTCTAAAAAAATGGAGGTACAAGAGATGAACGCAGTTGAGAGAGTAAAAGCAATATGTAAAGAAAGAAAAATACCAATATCAAAACTAGAATCTGATTGCGGATTCGCCAATGGATATATTGGTCAATTAAGAAAGGGTGTATTCCCAGATGATAGGATATTAAAGATTGCTGAATACCTTAATGTATCTGTAGATTATCTTATGACTGGAACAGAAAAAAGATATTCAGAAGAAGATGCCCTTTTGGATGCTCATATTTCAGAAGATGTAGAACTAAAAGAAGCCATTAAGAAATATTATACCCTCGATGAGAAAGCCAGAAAATATATCTTAGAGGGAATTGACCTGCTTTGGATAGCAAACAAAACTGATACTAAATAATGATACCATTCATTATTGTGTAAATAAAAAAGATTGGAGATGTGTTTTATGAAAAAACTATTAACAGTAGCAACAACGCTAATGCTTACTATTTCAGTATGTGTTCCAACAATTTCAAAAGCCGCTATACCGGCAAGGACAATGGGAATATTTTCAGAATTTGCCGACGGATTCAAAGAGGGATGGTCTGGCAAGAAAGAGCCATCAAAGAAAAAATATAAGAAAATGTGTAAATCCTACAATTATTCCAAATTGAAAAAAGGCAAGTACAAGGGAAAGAAAATAAAAATCAAGGGTAAAATAGAAAATGTAAAGGAAGATACATTGGATAGTGACTTGACCGTAATCGTAAAGTCTGGTGGAAAATACTATGAAGTATACATGAGCCAAGGATACCAAGAATATTATGGCTACAGAAGAGGTAAAACGCTTTCCGTGTGGGGAACTGTAAGAAGAACCGCTTATTATGTCGTAAAGAGAGATGGAAAGAAAAACAAAAAAATGACAATACCATCTATCAAATCAAGATACGACAAACTGTCATAAAAAAAATGGAGTAGGGTTTTTATCCTACTCCATTTCATTATACCTTATAACTATTACCTTTCAATCTTTCTTTTTCTGCAATGTACCCGTAGTAATATCTCAACGAATCTACGTTTTTCATCTTGGAAATAAGTTTCTTTAACTTTCTTCTATGTTTCCTGCGTTCTCCTACCATAAATCTCCTCCTAGCATATAATTGTAGGGAAAGGGGGGAATTTGCAACCCCTCTCCCAAACCGAAACTTGATTACATGGGATTGCCATGTAATATATTATATGTAGGGTCCAAAAATATTATTCATCCTTTTCGGATTTTTTCTCTTTTTCTGCCAACTGTGCTTTCAACCGCTCGTTCTCTTCCTGCAAAGCAAAAGCCTTAAACTCCGTCTTTGCAAGCAGAACCTTAAGTTCTGCGATTTCAGCAGACAATTTCTTCTCCACGTAGTCAATGATTGTGATTTTGTTTTCATCCATTTCTTTTACCTCCTAAATTTCTTTATATCAAACGGTACAGCACTTCTACCGTAGGTTTGAAATTATTTTTTGCACTGGAAACAGTGTTTTTTAACCTTGCGTGTACGACGTTACTGGAATCGAAATAACAATTTATCCAGCAGACATCCGTGGCATCACTTGTTCTTGGAATAACTGCAAGAACTACATATCCGCTTACACTCTTTATTGTTCCAGTAGTTTCACCATCATAGTTACCAGCAAGCGACATGGTATTAAGTGTTAATGTTCTTGTTACTATAGTTGGTGTCGTTCCTTTAAAGACACCAATCAGTTCCTTGTTTGCAATTTTAATACTAGTGCTATTCGCACCACCAAACGTCATATTAGAAGAAGCATTTCCAAGTTGAACATTTCCACCATAACTATTTAAGTACAAATTGGTTACTGTGTTATCTTTTGTAACCGCTTGAATCGTTCTTTGTCCAAGGTTCATGTGGTTTCCAGTAGTAGACGAAATTTGTAAGTCGTAATTCGTCAGTGATGCATTATGATTAGAGTGTATTTTAAGGGGGGAATCGACCGTAAATGGAAATGTTTCCGAGAGTTCTCCATTTTCATATAAACTATTAGCCACATACCCTAATCCATAACTAGTTTTTTTTCGCACTACTCCGTCTGGTGTTAATTCGGATATGGTTATATTTCCGGCATATGAATCAGCAAACTTCGTTCTAAACCATGATTGTTTTATATTTGAATTATTTAAAAACATATACTGGTCTATTGTTAATGTGTTATCAAAAATTGATTCATAAATAACTTTTGTACTGTTATCTTTCCATATTTGGCTAGTTCCTTTAAATGAAGGAATACCATTGCTTGATATGTCTAATTCATATGAATCTTGCTTTTCGGAAGCTCCACTGCTACTTTTCGTGTATGCTTTTGATATTCCATCTTCCTTTATATTAAATCCACCAATCAAACCGTTATCTATCTCTGCATTTGCACCTTTTAATGTTGCACCAGTGATTGTTCCGGTTGCCGTCACGTCTTGCGAAAATATTTTTTTAATAACAGCAGAATCCGCAAAAACCTTTTCAACATCAAGTTCATTTGCTGTTATGCTTTTTGCTACGATTTTATCTGCATTTACGGTCCGGTCAGTAAGTATATATCCATCCAAAGTATCAACTGTTTTACTTTGAAGTTCTCCTAAATTATTCAGCGAATAAAGCAAACCATTTTCGCCTTTTAGCAATATTCTGTCTGCCACTAAAGTGCCGGCCGTAATGTTTGCGGCGTTGACTTCAACACTGTCTAAAAAACCAGTGATATGTCCTTCTACGATTGTTGCTCTATCAATAAGACCAACTTCTGCAAATAATGTAGCAATATCTGCAACTTCAATATTGGATAATTTGATGTTTGCATATTTTAAATCTGCAATCTCCGCTGACAAATAGCCTAGGTCTGCTACCTTTGCACTAAGGTTTTCTGTAGTGATAGCCTTTGAGGACAATGTGTCTATCTTTCCATCTACTGCTTGCAGTGATGTAATGGTTGCATATGTCAAATCAGCATTTTCGGCAGTAATATATCCAAACTCACCGATAGTTGCTTTAAGATGTTTGATATACGCATTATCTGCCGTCAAATCCGTAATAAAAGATTTCGACACCTTTTCCAATTCAATCGTAGCATCCGCAATCTTTGCGTTGGTGATTGTAGAATCCTTAATCTTGCTATTCTCAATCGTGGAATCCGCAATTTTACTATTTGTAATAACTCCATCCTTGAAAATAGCACCAAGGATTGTACTAGTAACCGTTCCGCTTGCCTGCGCCATTGTTCCACTATTGTAACTACTGGAACCACTGCTACCAACTGACGATGCGTTTGATTCCTGCACTTCACACGGTGACGTAATCTCTGCATAAAATCCACCATCGTAGTGCAGCGTCATTTCTCCGACAAGCACATACTTCTTAACTCCGTCATAGTCCTCGAACGTAAGCATTTCACCAACCGACATAAGAGGATGCCAGTACATTGTTTCGATACTCGCTTTATGGTAAACAAACGCTTTGTTCAAAAAGGATAACCCTGTTTTCCACTGCATTGGCGTAACTTGTCCTAAATACGTATGAACCGTATTTCTGTCAAGCGTTTCGTATAATATCCAAGGTGTTTCAATCGTCACTGGATAATTCTCTACATTCGATACACTGCTTGCCTTGTCATTCAATACGACCGTGGATTCACCCTCGTAATATCCAAATCCAACATAGTCACTGTTTGTCTCGTAAAAGTACCAATTATTAGCCTTTACAGATACGTTGTTTGGACACATAAGGTTGTTTCCGAAAATCGCATTAGAATCATAGGTATCTCCATTAAATATAGGTCTGTAATTGTTATCTGCTTGCAACTCTGGTAACTGCTTAATATAAAAAGCACCGTTTTTTTCAATCACATTTGCACGTAACAAAACTGCTATACCAGACAACAAATCTCTCCATGTGATTCTGCTTTCCCAATCCCAATCGTAACCATCCTCATCATTGTCCGCAAAATTTGATAACATAGGAATCATCAAATGGTACAACTTATATTGTTTGATTGACGATAAAACATCTTTCCAATTATCAATGTATAGCGGACATCCTGTGACACGCAAAAAGTCTTGCGGCAAATACTCCCAATAATAAACGTCGTCACGTGTGTAGATAAACTGCAATTGGCTAGGTACGTATTTTTCTTCCAATTCCGTTTTGTGATATTCGTTTAGCGAACTAATGACAATTTCTGCTCTATCCATGTATTCGCTCATTAAACCGTTCCCATTAAACGAAACAGTATCACCGTTGTATGTTGGATTTTCTTTTACAATAAATCTTCCGATAGGTACCGGATATGCAAATTCATTTCCTATAAGAATCCATGCATTTACAATAGTCCCTTTTACTGTATTATCGTAATATGTCTTTGCAATAAGGGCATCCGTAAAATCGTTATTTTCTGCATACATTTCACAACTCATAGTAGGACTATAAGTAGAGCCATAACTGGCAAATGAATCACTAACACAACCTTGCGATATACTTACAGATATTAGCGTTTCTTTTCCTCTTGTGCTTACACTATCCGAATTTCCTGTACTTATACTCAAATATAATTCTGTTGCTATGTCAGTATAAGAAACTGCACAGTCTCCAGTAATATCTGTTTCATCTTCTGTGCAGAACACGTACCAAGACATATACCTATAATCATCGGAAATCATCATACTTTTGCAATCAATCGTATTTACGCCACGTTTATACACACTTCCGTTATTGATAGCGTATTTTACGTAGTAATGAGTTTTGTTATAGTCAAAATCCAAAAAAGACAAACTAAACGAATCTCCGATATTTACATCTTTTACAGGTGAATCATATTTCAATGTATATGTAGGGTCGCTTTCCAAAACATAAAAGACTTTTGCTGTATAACTCATCGCTCCACCGCCTGTATCTGTATGCTAGACCAAATAAACTTTCCCTTAATAAAAGTCATTGCGTCAAAACTAGGGTTGCCAAAATAAAACTGCTTTGTTTCTTTTTCTCCTTTTTCATTGGTAAACTGTATGTAACCGTACCGGTTTGATAAATCATCCGGGTCTGCGTACTTCATCAACTTCTTGATTTCGCTTGGCGTCAAATTTGCCGGAAATGCCATGTCAAGCGTTACTTTCTTTGCAACTATCTTTCCGTTGTAAAGTGCTTTTGAACTTCTTCCTGCTTTTGCGTTCCACACTTTTTCTCGTGAGATTTTCCATCCCTCATATTTTGGTGTTGGCATATCTTCTAAACTATCCTTAGTCCAACCAAACTTCAACGTAAATGCCATATGACACCTCCTAACTTTTTCACATAAAAAAGAGACCCATTCGCATGAGCCTCTTTCTTTAAGCCATGTTCCAAGAAATTCCTTTATTCTTGGAGATTTTCTTTGCGTTGTTCATAATTGCCGTTGTTACTTTTGTTCCGTCAAGGTAAACATCACCGCCACCGACATTCGCATTCGATAATTCCTCTTTGATTGCCGCCTTTGTAGCCGCATAAACAGCCGGTGCAACCGCTTCGGAAATACCGGTCGTAATCTGTTTGTTATTTGCAACAACGGACTTACCATTGTCGAATTTACCCATCATTTCGCCGTGGCTTGCACGGAACCATCCATCTTCCGGAAATCCACCGTTAGCATAAGTCTCGTAATTCAATCCGTACTTTTTCAGCATTTTGATTAGTGATTTTTCTGCATGACTTACGAATATCTGTCCTTGCTGACCTATTGTCACTCTGTTTTTGGCATTATTTATAGCAGCAGTCAATTTTCCGTAATTTACTTTTCTTCCGTCCATCGACTTAACAGAAGATTTTAATTTACCCTCTGTCACATTGTTAATTGAAGCTGAAACATCCAATGAAAACTTTTTCTGTTGTAACTGTGTTTTAACTGCGTTATACCAACCTTTACGGAGTTTAGGGTCGATATTCACATTTATGTCACGGTTTTTCATGGTTTTCATCGCAACACTTAAATCTCCAAGATTCTTAATGCCAAATGTCTTTACGCCAGCAGTTATCGTCTTACCTTGCAATCCGTTTACTTTCCCCTGCAAACTATCAACATCATCACCGCCAGATGTTTCAGCCTTAACACTTACTGATTTTGGTTTCAAGGAATCAATTTTTTTCTTCAATGCGTCTGTTGACTTGTAGTTCTTATCTGTTATCTTTCTGTAATCTTCCCATGTAATTTCACCATTTTCGAGTGCTTTTTTCAGTTTGTCCTGTATAGATTTACTTTCGGAAGATGAAATTCCAAGTTTTTTCATTTTCTTATTAAGTGTATCTACGGCCTTTGAATATTTCGTCGTTTGTGTAATTATTGGTTTATAATCATTGAGTTCTTTTTTCCCTCTATCTATCTTGGTAGCAACATTACCTTTGCTTTCACCAAGCAAATCCAAAAAATCTGCTGCCGACTGTACGGATTGTTTATTAGTCATTGTCTTATAATCTTTATCAAGTGCTTTTCTTATCGTTTTCTCCGATATTTCTCCACTTTCTAATTTTTTATTAAGACGGCCAACAAGTCTATCCACTGTATTGGTATTAGAACCATAACCGAATTTATCCATCATCTGAACAACTTCTTTAAGCAACATAGACTTATCATCGGTACCGCTCGCATATCGTTCCACATTGCCTTTTGCGTCTCCACCGGCAGTAATACTATTTTCCCACCATCCATAGGCGGCAACAAGAGCAACTCCCATTGCTCTTCCCATTGTACTCCCTAAACCGCTAAATTTATCCGTCAAGCCTTTTGAGTTTATTTTTGCCGAAATTAAGGAATTGCTTATTCCATCACTAAAAACAGTTTTTAGTGATTCCCAAAGAATTTTTAATTTTTTATAGGCAAAAACTCCAATAAGAACGGTTGATAACTTAAATGCAATACCTAATGGGTCTCTAATAAATGCCGAAATAGCCACTTTCAAAGCATTGAATAATCCCTTGACTATTATTTTCCCTACTTTCAAAAGTGTTTTTCCCCATTCTATTTCAGAAAGAAAATCTCCAATTGCTTTTCCTACTTCCCACCAATTCACGGTAGAAAGTGCGGTGTCAATCGTATCAAGTATTCCAGTAATTCCATCACTGATTGTCTTTCCTAACTCCTGCCATCCAGTTAATCCAGTATTCTTGCGGACTTCTCCCATCTCTTCAAGAAATCCATTGATGTAATCTCCGATTTTCTTTCCGAGGTTTTTGTATGGGAAGTCTACCATAACTCCAAACGCAAACTGAATCATACCACGCAACTTCGCTCCAAGCGATTTTCCTGCTAATTTGGCATTAAACGTATTTATGGCAGATGTTATACCCTCTTTAATACTTTGACCGAATTTAAGCCAATCAAACGTCTTGAAAAAGGTGTATGATGTTTCAAACCATGTATTCAATCCCTCGGAGAAATTTTCTCCAAGTTTTGTCCAATCAAGGTCTTTAACAAATCCATTCAAAAACGTAGCAAGAGATTTAGCAATCTTCTTCGTAGTCTTTTTAATTTTTGTCCATGGAATGTTTCTCATTCCCTTGTTAATCCAGTTAGCCAGTGCCGAACCAAGAGAAGTAAAATCTCCACCTTTCCATGCATCAAGAATTGCTTTCTTCATCTTCTTATACAACTCAACTGCCTTGTTCTGATTGCTCTTAAAGGCTTTATCCCATATATTTTCATAGTTCTTTAATGCGTCGCTAATATCCTTAGAAAGGTCAATATTAGCATTTCCACCAGAAGGGTCTGTATCACCACTATCGCTATCACTGTTGTCCTGCAATTTGTTTACTTGGTCAAATGTCTGCAAATTGTCGGCGGCTTTTTTTGTCTTTTTAGCCGTCTTATCCATGTTCTTAGCAACTTTATCCGTATCGTCTGCCGCATCAGAGTAGTCCGGTACCTCTGGTGTTTTCCGTGAACCATCCGTATCACCAAGTTTGATTCCTGCCAGTTTTGCTACCCACTGTGCGAAATCCTGTAAAACCATAACCATAGCATTCATATATGGGTACAATTTTTGAACAATCGGCATAAACAAAGAGCCAATTGTCAAAGATAATTTCTTAAATCCAGCATTCAACATCTTAAGTTGATTGTTTGGCGAATTAATTGTTTTGGCGAGGTCGGAATATGCAACCTTTGACTGTTCCAACATAGTCAAAACACGCAACTGCATTTTGGACTGTTGCGAAAGGTTCTTAATACTTTCTGTAACACCGTGATTCATCGCAGTTTGTGCTAAGCCAGCGGAGGTGATGTCAAGCCCGTATTTATAAACTGCCCTGCTCTGGCCGACGAGAGCTGATTGAAAGTTTTGCATAACGTCAGCGGTGTCTAAGTTTGCTAAAGACGCCCAATCTGCGGATAACATAGTAAGTGCTTTTGCGGAATCAATCGACGTTTCACCAAGCATACCGGCAGAGTTCGTAATCTGCGCAATAGCGGCATTGTAATTCATAACCTCTGTTAAATCCAAGCCAAGGTTGTGTGAAAAAGTATTTGTTGCATCTCCAGTATTATAATCAACATCATATCCAGTCAACTGCTTTTGAAGTTTTCCAAATCTTTTACGGAAACTTCCTGCATATTCTTCCGCACTATTATAACCAGCTTTCTTAAACTGGTTAGCACTGTCTTTTCCAACCTTATCAAGCGCAACCGAAAAATAGTTAAATTCCTCAATGTAGTCCTGCGCCGAACCAATTGCTTGACCAAATTTCTTTACAGCACGAATTACCAAAAAGAATTTAGCATAAAACATACCGATGCTACTTACAAAACCTTTTGATGATTTATGTGCGCTTTTTAATTTGTCTTTTAATGAACTAAGTGCATTTCCAAGTTTTTTAGTGCTTGTTGATGCTCTATCAGAAACAGTGGAAATTCTACTACCGCTTGACGCAAGGTTTCCAAGACCTTGAATTGTGTTGGCTACGTTTGAGTTGATTTGAGGTGCATTTTGCAGTTTTTTCAGCAAATTTATTACACCGTTACCAAGTTTCTTAAGGTTTGCAACTGTTTCGCCAACACGCTTTCCTGCATTTGCAAGTTTAGCAATACCCTCTACAACTTTTGTAATGCTAATATCAATTGCATTTGCAGAAGATAATTTGCGTACAAGTTTTACTACTTGCTTTCCTAATTTCGGAAATTCTGTTGTTACATTACCAATATACTGACCGCTATTAGAAAGCCTTGCTAACGAACCAACAACACGTGTCACAGTGCTTTCAATTTCAGATACACCGCTAAGTTTGGTTGCTAAATTTGAAACAGAATTTGCAATCTTTGTCATTTTGGATGTATCAAACCCATCCATATTTACTTTTGAAAGGTTTTTAACTGCATTTACGGCAGATGTAATACCACCAAGATTCTGAATGTTCCCAAGATTGTTAAGACCATTTGCCAGTGTATTCAAACCACTGGCAGTACGAGATAATCCACCAACATCAATTTTCGCAAAACGCTCAAATCCTTTTGCAATTCTATTGTAGTCGGTTGCCTTTACTCCGCTTAATGTTTTGGTAGCATTTCCAAGTTTTGATACTCCATTTGCAAGTCCACTTAAATTGCTACCGTTAATCTTAGACAGTGAAGATGTTAATACATCAATTTTACCAACAAGATTTGTAATTTCATCTTTGGCACTTTTTGCCGTTGCATTTATTTTAATATCCAACGATTCAACTGTTTCTGACATACTAACACCTCACTATCTATCATTTGCATTACGCAAGATTTTTCAATCTAATAAAACCGTACTTTCCTGCATACTCAATTTTGGCAACTCTGCTTACTTTTGATTTCCACAGAATCCGTACGGTTTCACCTTTTTTGATTGTCATAAGTTTTTTAGACGTAAACAAACGTCCTTTTCTCAAATATGTGTTGCAACGTAATTTACCGGTCCATGTTTTCTTGAATTTATCAAAAGAACCATACGTTGATTTTAATTTACTTGTTGTACTTCCCCACTTTCCAAGGTAAAAATGCGGAGTATCAACAATGGATTTCCAATCTCCTCCCCATTTCAAACCGATTTTTTTTGATTTTGCAATCTTAGCAACTTTTCTAATCAGTTCATCGTTATAAAGCAGTTTAGAATCATTGATTGCAATATCAAAAGCAATACCCCACTGGTGTTGAGAAGAATACGCACTTCCGGTAGCGTTTGTTACTATCTTGCCCGGCTTTGTTCTTCCCTTTGCATAAAGCGAATCCTGATATGCTTTTGTACGAAGTCCCTCTGTGATAATCAGATAGATTCCATTTTTTTCACACTCTTTAAGCAAAAGTCCAAGTTTGTAGTTTAACCATGGATGTAACTTTTTTCTGTCAATTCTAATTGAATGTTCTTTTTTCATTTTTCAACACTCCTTATATGATTGTTTCTGGCAATCCTTTGTTCATAGACCTTGCCATCCACTGTTTTTCAATTTCAATTGCTTTCTTTATCTCTTGTTCTTCTGTTTCTTTTTCTGCTATATATTCTTCTTCAAACATTTTTGACATAATTGGACTTTTAATATATTCCGATTTTGCTGATTTACCATTCAAGCAACTGTCTATGGCTACAATCAAAGCAGATATTCCATAATTTCCCCACCATATATGTTGCAATTCATCTTGTTCTTTTAACTGGAGTTCATGCGCTTTGTCATATGGATATAGGTCTTTTGGACAACTTTCCATAATCCTATCGTAAGAAACTCCATAGAAAAGATAATGAGGTATTACATCTTCATATATAAAATCCGAGTATGACTTATTTATTTTTTCTGTGGCTTCTTGTGGTCTTGCGGAAGTTTCGTTACTTTCTCCGATGCTTCCTCTGTCTCCCCAATCTGGTTTAACAGGTCTCCCAAAAAACCCTTACTCATCAATTCCTCCGTCAACTGCGTAAACAAATCAAGGATTCCTTTATCTGGCGATTCATCGTGGTAATCGTCAAGAATATCTCCTACTTCCTGAACGCTCTCAACTGGATTTTCTTTCTGAAATCCAACGTAAAGCAAATCACGAACACAGCAAAACAGTTCTTTAACCTTGCCAATGCCGCCCACATCACTGTCATTTTCAACTTCTTCACTGTCAAAAATTCCAAGCAAATCCTTTGTTCTGTCCATCAAATCTGTGTCGCAGAAACTGTTATATCCAAATCTAACCTTGTATTCCTTACCTTTAACTTTTAATTCCATAATGATTTATCCTTTCCCCACTTTTAGTGGAAAGGAGCCACCCCGAAAGGTGGCTCTCTTTTTTACTGCATATATTATTCGAGTTCCGGTTCGGCTGTCTCTTCATCCTCGCTACTCAACACAGCCTTTTTAGTGTTTCTCGTTGAATAGCTTGTTACCCCACTTTTGTAACAGTGAAAGTACCATCCTTGTTATCAACGACTGTAAGTTGGTCAGTAACCCATTTAGGCACGGTATTCTGAACAACGGTAGCGGTCATTTCAAGAATTTCATCTACGCCGCCTACATCATTTACAGTAGGTGTAATCTGACCTACATATGCTGCTTTGGCAACACCACCAACGCCATCCGTTCCATACAACTGAATAATGTCGCATTTTTTACCCTCAACATTCAAAAGAGCACTAAAATCATCTTTTTCAAGGTTTCCTACAAACTCTTTTGCGTCAGACTGTTTAATACCCATTTCAAAAGTCTGTGCATCATCCTCCATCGTGGTACTTTCTACAGTGTTTGGTGCAGATGTTGGCGATGGGATTGACTTTGCACGTAACATCAATTTGTATGTTCCTGCAAATCCATCTTCGCTGTGTTCTTTGTAGATAATTCTTGCCAAATAACTTGTTGAAGCCATCTTGTTACCTCCTTAAATTTAATAAAAAAATAAAGCCTTTCGGCTTGTATTTACGTCAATATATATCATTCTTTCCGATTGTTCTGCTAAATCTAGCAGTTTGCCGGTAAGTGTCTTTTGTATCATCTTGCGTAGGCATTGAAGAACCACGAAAACGCATTGTTTTCATAATTCTCTTAACTTCCCTTATAACTTCTTTTGCTCTTGCTTGTGATTTATTATCAGTCACATCAATTTGAAAAGAAAACTTTTCCGCATTGATTTTGTCACCCTCTAAATCTTCTCCGATTTCTGAACCTGGTAACAATTGTAATCTTACAAAAGGAAAAACCGCTGGTGTATTACTACTGCCAACGGAAGAAAAGTTTTTATCTGTCATTTTGTATTTTTTTTTCAAACTATCGGAAAAGTTTGTTTTTATCCTTGTGAATACAGTAGATGGCACTAATTCATCCCATTCCACCGACATATGCACCACCTACTTTCAAAATATTTCTTTTGCCGTTTTTATAATTTTGCTTCTTATATCTTCTCCGGCTTTATACATAGGCATAGTGGCTTTTACACCATGCGTAGGCATCCATTTTTGTTCCTTTTCGTTCCAGTACCACCACATATCGTCATAAGCGTGTGTCTGCCCCGGAAATGTACCAACGCCATAGGGGAATTTACTTCCAACTAATGGATTTTTCGTTGGGTTAAAATGAACACCTGCACCAAATTCAATAGCAAGCAAAATACTAAACGGTGCGTAGCCATCTTGTTCTTTTACTTGCCCTTTAGCAAGCAATATACCATTACACCCTATCTTGTCAGCAGATATGTTTGTCGAAACCGTAACATACTTTCCTAATGGACTCTCTGATATATTCGTTTCAGCAACCTCTACACCACTTTGTAATAGCCTAGAAACAAGTTGTTTGCATTTGATAGGTAAATCATCCCTATACTGCAAAAGTTGCTTTTTAAGGGCGTTTAATCCACTTATAGACAAATCCGCAGTAAATGTTTTTCTCCCCATACTATTTCACATTCCTTTTTAACAAGAACAAGTCCTCATTTAATCCCTCGTCCGCAACACCTTTTACTGTGTAATCAGCACTGCTTTCATCTGGTATTGTGTTATCATCATCCTTGTATACGATTTTTGACTTCTTCCAAATCACGCTACCGGATTTCAAGGGCAAATAACCTTTACTGACAATGATTTGTGCATAGTTTGTACTATCATCAATACCATAGTCTTGCCATACAACTTCATTCAACTTATTTGTGATGTTTGCCTTAAACTCAACTGGCTTTGTATAGCCAATTGTTGTTTCTCCGGTTTCAATCTTGTTCCCATCATCATCCGTAATGTAAATTACATTTCCCTCTTCGTCTGTATAACTTTCGTAAATTGGAATTTCATCATCTTGTAAAGAATAAAACATTCTTTGTTTGTTAGATGCCAACGTCATCAAGGCAACCACCTACTCACTTGATTTAATCTGTTTAATGAGCTGATTTCCGTATACGCTCAATCCGGCAACAAGAACACCCTGAACAATTGATGTAAACACTGCCATAAGCATTTCTGGTACTGTTCCAATAGATGTATTTGCCATTACCCAAATGGCACAAAGCAAAATACCAAGTACACCTAAAATACAAGGAATGTACTTATCTTTGATAACATCCATTTTTTTAATTCCGACACCGATAATATACAGAACAACTGCTACTACAATCAGTTCCGGTTTTACATAACTCATAATACTATCCATCTTTTCTTACTTCCTTTCCGTTGAGACGTTCTTCAAGTCCGTTAAGCCTGTGATGAGCCTGCTTGCAACTTTCTTCAACTTTAATAATTCTGTCATTGTGCATTTTAATATCTTCCCTCATGGATGATATTTCTGATTTAATCTCTTTAGTATCTTGACCTATATCATCAAGTTTTACATTGATTCTTGTGTTGTCTTTTACGCGTTCTTCTATATCTTTTGTGTCTGTCCGCTTATTATTCTTTAGTCCAAAGTAAACAGAAAAACAAACGGAAATAACGCTAATAAGTAAAGCAATCTCAATATTCATACCTTACCGCCTTTCCGCAAATTATAGTGTTTCGTTGCCCTCCACCGCTTACACGAAACGCCCTGCGAGAAATTTAGATACTCTAAACAACTCACGCACAATCTTCTATAAGACCTGCACAAATGGATAAACACATTTCAAAATATCATCACGACTAACCCAAGTCCTTGAAATTGAATTTTCGCTATGGCTACTTTCAAATGGTGCGCCCATCTGTGCAAAATCATATACTGCCAAATTCTTAATTACGGAATAGTAGTTATCGTAAAGGTCTTTCTCAACTTCCTCATCTGTGTAAGATGTTGCCTGATAGTTTCTTCTGTTCTTAACTTCTCGTATAGCATCTTTGACCTTTACTGAAATTATGTCAGCATTAAACGTAGGCTCATTTCCATATTCAATTGTCAAATCTGCAATAATTTCTTCTTGCAGTCCTACTTCCATTGCTTCATCCATAATTCAAACTCCTATAATCCGAATTTTTCAATCAACATTTTCTTTAAATCTGCGCCGCTAATCTCTTCCGCTTTATCAAATCCCTGCTCGTTAGCAAGTTTTTGTAAATCAGCGGTAGACATACGATTGATTTCTGTTTTGGTATAAGACTTCTCAGCAGACAGATTTGTATTTTCAGAAAAACTAGAGGTGGATTTCTCCACCTCTTTTGAATTATTTTCTGGAACATCTTCTCCTGCTGCATACCAAATACCATTCTTATTTACGATATAGGGATATATCATGCTTAATACCTCCTACTCTTGTGAATGAACCTCAATTACAAATGTTGAATCCATATTTTCATAAGATGGAAGCACAATCTCAGAAGCGGTTACAGATGTAATAGCTGGTGGACCGTACTCAACTTTCTTTGCTACTGCAATTCCTACTCCGTACATAGATACGTCTACATCAGCCACCTGTGAAGCTGTTCTCTCTTCCGGTGTAGTACCAAACCAAGTACCGCCAAGAGCACCAGAAGGAAGTAATGTAACCTTATCATCTGGATAAAAATATGCTTCCTTGCCATCATCCCCAATGTACATCTTGTCATAAAGAACAATGGTAAGTTTTGTTCTTGACTTAACGATTGAAATTACATTATCGTCTGTAAGTTCAATATTTGCTGTAAGGTTTTGGGCAAGAATTGCATTTTTAACCTGTTTATTCTCTAACAGATAATTAAACGTGTTAGAGTTCATAAGAACATATGTTGCAACCTTACCAAGTTTTGCAAGCGCTTTTCTTGCATTATTAAGGTCGGTAAGTGGCTTTGAATTTACTGTGTCGCTCCACATTGCTGTGTCCTGCAACTTTAAGTAATGCTTAGCGGTATATTCTCCGTTAGGGTCGTAATCATACTCATACTTAACGCCATCAGATTCAATTCCGATTGTTGGGTGTCCTTTTGCTGTGGCAAGAAGAGCCATTCTCATTCTTTCCGGAACAACCTCTGCACCTCTTACAAGTGTTGTGGTATCATCATAGATACTTTGTAATGCTCCCTGTAAATACGGGTCGTTTTCATCCTTAATTCTGTCGATTTCCTGTGCATCTTCCTCTGTAATAACCATCTGTTCACGGAAAAATGCCATCTGTGTCTTTTCTGTTTTTAATCCCTCTCTTGCACGAATTGTAGGCAAAGCATCAAGGTTTGATGGCTTTAACGATACCGGAAGTCCTTTGTGTGTTTTAATCCACTTTAAATCAAGCCCCGATTTCTTTCTTTCCGGGAACCACTGTAATCCAAGATAAGGAATATCATTGCTTGCATCGTTTGTAGCTGCAAGCGCAATGGCTTTTGTATCTACTACTTCATTTACTAACATTCTTTTTACCTCCTGTTAATTACTCAAATACAATCATTGGCAGTGCTGTCTTAACTGCTGCATCAATGGTTACACCCGAATGATTTTTGGCTGTTGTTTCGTCAATATAAGCTTTTTTAAGCAATGTACCCTGTGATCTATCTTCCGTTACATCATGAAGCAAAATACCAACTACGGTTGCTGTGTTGTCTGCAACTCCTGTCTTTCCGATAGGTGTTCCAGCCTTAACAACCTTTTTCCCATTCGCCAATTTCTCTGTTACGCTTGTAAAATCAAGTGTCATAGGAATACCCTCAAACGGTTTTCTTTTGAGGATGTTTACATCTCCCTCGTATGCTGTCTGTTCAAACTGCATCATTTTAATTACCTCCTACATAATGTGATAAAACGTCATTATTCTGTTTCTGACCGCTGTAATACTTCTCTACAAGTTTTTCAGCGTTTGTTTTTTCTTCTCCACTTCCACCTGTAGAACCACCCGGATTAGGCGTATCGTCAAGTTTCTGTTTCTCATATTCAGCGATTGCCGTTTTTTTACTGTCGGCAAAAATCTGACCGAGAACCTCATAATCTGTAGCACCATCATCTGTAACAACTTTGCTTGCCTGCTCTGCTGTCAAACCAAACTTTTCCATTGCATTTGCTCTCTGTGTGCGAACTGTGTCTTTCTTTTCAAGCTGCGCAATTTGTTTGTTTGCCGCTTCAAGTGCCGTTGTTGCTTTTTCAAGCTCTGTCATGTTCTGGCTGTTAAGCTCGTCAAGCTGTGTCTGCAATTCGTCAGCTTTATTAGCTTTTTCTTTGTACTGTTCAGCTTTGGCATTTGCCTTTTGAACCGTACTTCCATAGTCAGCCATTATTTTGTCTGCATTTTCTTCGCTAATTCCCATAGCGATAAGTTCTTCTCGTTTCATATTTTTACCTCCATGTCATACGAATTTTTATACGGTGCAACGACACCGATTGACATTGCTGTTTTGTACGCTCACAGCTTTGCGAATTTTTATAAAATAAAAGAGATAGTCTATTCGACTACCTCTTTATTTACTGGATTGTTGTTTGGTTCTACATCTTTGCTTGTCGGATATAGATATTCCATTCTTTCTTTTGATTCAAGAGCAACGGCTTCACTGTCACTAAACAAGTCAACTGTTTTTATTGCTCTCTTATAATCAACCCCTGCTTCAAGAAGCATTTTAAGTGCTTCGGACTTCGTAAGCAGATTATCTATCTTGTTATGGTTGATATGTATTTCAATGTCGCTTGGCATAAGCGTAAAATTTCGCTTTATACGCAAACGATTCAGTATAATTCTAAGAGACATTCTTTCCGATTTTTTTAGTATCGGTTCGTTGATTGCCGTTCTTAGTCCTGCATCATAATGTCCGTTTCGTAGGTTTACTGCATTTCCAGTATCACCTCCGGCATTGTTGTTGGAACGATTAGCCAAGCCTTGAATACTCAAAAACCTTTCAAACAAATCATCAAAAACAACTTGACTTTCTGTTTGGTTCAGTTCATTTGTCATAACATCAACATCGGCTTTATTTTCGCCATTGTTTGATTTAACAACTAAAGCACCCTCTAATCTCATCTGTGAAAATAATTCATTGTCAATCTCGCAATTCACAAATTTAATCCATGCAGAAACAAACTGCTCAATGCCGTTTACCCGGTCAGAAGATAATGTATTGATTGAATCCGTAATAGGAATTGTAATTTCAATATCCGATAATCTTCTTGCATTATTGGGATATTCCACAACCGGAATAGCGTTATTTCCGTTCAACCCACTACTTTTAATTTTTCCGTCAACAATTTCAAAATACTCTCTTTCCGTATAGCAAAAGTATATTGAATTATCGTTTTCGTCTTCTCTGATTTGACAAGAAAATGCGGGTTTTCTATTTGAATAATAAACAACAAACGTATAGCGTGGGTCTTCCGAAAACAAAGCAAAGTCGCTTTCGTCAAGCAAATCTCCGTTTCCGTTGTCATTTCCAACAAATCTATAAGCCGTACCGCAAATACTTCGCCAACGGCAAATATCAATGTCTACTTCTTGCTTGCTTTCAGAATCCATCGTAACATTTAGCTCCGTAATCTCTTCTGATTTCTTATCGTCTGTTCCACGTAACACATATTGAATAGGCTCTGCACATATTTCAGCAGTTTTACGCTCAACAAGTTCATAAGCAAGATTTAAAACAAGTTTGTTGTTTACTTCCGGCCTATTTACCTTTTTACGGTATAAAATAGGCTGGTCTCCTCTGTAATATCTATCAAGGTAATTGATTTCTTTTGCATTCTGCGTGTGAATCGAAAGTGCCTTGTTTAATTCTTCGACAATATTTAATTTTGTAATTTTGGATTTATTTGTAGAAATTACTTTTCTTCCAAAATTGCATTGATTTACTGCCGTAAACGGTCTTATGTTTTTCCCATAATACTTAAACATTAAAGCACCTCACTAACAAAACGTCATTCCACTCGATGTTGTCCTTTGTACTATTTTTTTCAACTCTGTAGTTCCAGTATCTACATGGTAAACAACTCTTTTTCTGCATTTTTTGCAATTCACAGAAATATTCATACTGGAACGTCCATCCCATACGGCTACTTTTCTTCCGCATCTTGGACAATATATCGTTTTTGGTTCCGTCATAAAAACCTCGTTTCTTGCAATAAAAAAACACCGCCTTTTTTTGGCAGTGTTTTATTTTGATTTCTTCATTTTATATTATATAATAATTGCGATATGACATACTATGACATATTATCAATCTTTGTATGTTTTTCCATATAACTTTTCAAATTCCTGCAATGCTCTTCCGTGTATTCTGATTGTTTGTCTCCATGAATACGTCATTTCATCTGCAATTTTCTCAAATGTCTTTTTCTCAACATACCGAGCAAACAAAATATGATAATAAGTTTCGTTGTCAATTCCATCAATTTGTGAAACAATAAGATTCTTTTTATCTACATAGGTGTCGATTAAATCATCCAATTCCTTTTCCATCTTTTCAATTTTGCAATAGGTAGAACCCATTTTGTCAAAGTTAGGACTTGTCTTTACTCTTTCTTCATTTTTTACAGCAGAAACACTTCGTGCAAGCTCTCTAAATTGCTGTATTTCAGATAACTTATTGTTTATCATTCGGTCAAGTCTACTAATTTGCTGTAAATATGTTTTAGTATCCATAATTTCTATAACCTCCTCTAAATGGGTTTTTTGGCACTTCTATTTTTGCCATGCTCCAATTTCCTTCAATGAAGTATGCTAAAGACGCAAGGCAATCCGCCGCATCATCATGTTTGTTTTTTCCAGTAACCGTAAAGCTATATAAATTTGTCATAAATTTTCTGTATTCATGACTTCGACATCCAACATCACGGAAATAAAACTCTCTAATACTTCCAGCCTTATCCCATATCCTTTGCTCTTTTCTCATGTTTGTAGGTGCATATTCAGAACGTAGATTTATTTTTCGTCCTTTTTTCTTTAGTAATTCTTCAATTTCATCCTTATATCCTTCTCCACCTTGATTTGCTTCAAAAAACGCACTTCCAACATCATTATCAATAAACATGTTTGCAACTTTAGGTTTGGTTATTTTCTTTTCACTGTTGTCGAAAACAACATCGTCAATGTAAATTGAACCATCCTCGTACATATAAGCCACCGCAGATGCGAGATAATCTTCTCCTCCTAAAGCAACGTCACAAGCCGCACATATTCTGTAAGGTTCTTCTTCCGGCAATACACCATTGTAAAATCTCATATGTTCTGGATTAAAAACTGCACCGTCTCTTTCAATTGGTTCCTGCTGATACTGCGCATACCAAGATGCCATATCGTCGTTTTCTTCAAACTTTGCTCTTAACGTCCGGTAGTATTGCGTTGTATATCCAACACCGTAATCATAATCAAAGTTGCTTTCATCGTTTTCGTCCAAAGCCGGTATCTTCAAAATGTCATATCTGATATTTTTTGCTTCTGGGTTATTCTGCAAAAAATCCAATCTATCACTATAAAGGTCGTGCAAACTCCAAATTGTACCATTATGGATTAGTTTGCACTGTTCCTTTTTACGTGACATTACATTATTGTCAAAGATAATCTGCTTTCGTTTGAGTGTGTCCGGGTTAAGCACATCTTGAATACCTTCAAGAATATCATCCAATACCATCCATCCGTAAGCGTCATATTCTCCATTAAGTCCACTTTCCAATCCTTTTCCAGAAAGTGTTTTGTACTTCTTTTTTCTCACAAGGTCTACTTTATGATTTTTTGAATCCGTATCAGCAACTTTTACTTTTGGAAATACATCGGAAAAACAATATGTTGGGTCTGTCCAGATTTCCATGACACCAGTTAAAAATGCTCCGCCTAATCCCTCTTTGTATGTCACATACAAATTGCTTTTTTCTGCGTCTTTTGCACAATGCCATGACATAGCAAGCGTTATTATCTGACTCTTACCAACCCTTGGCGGCATGTGAATAAACAATTCGTCAAGTTTTCCATCTTCAAGTTCCTGCAACTTATCGGCAACTTGTTTAAGGGTTTTTCTTCTAGGCTCGTAAAATCTTTCTTTCTTAGGTCTGTTTTTTTCTATGTAAAGAATGTAACTATCAAGAATGTAAGGTGCTTCATAAAGCAGTAAATCGTAATATTTATCTAAAATATCATACGACTGCTTGTTTTTTTGAGATTGTGTTTCAAGCCAATTAAAGTCAGCACCATTTGTAATTGATTTTATATACTCAAAAATCAGTTCTTTTGCTCTTGTAGAAACTTTCAATCCGTATTCACGGTCTTTTCTTCCGCAAAGTATAATTTTACTTGCTTCGCAATATGCATCTATTACACTACGGTCTATTCCATTCCGTAATATGTATTTTTCGTATTCTTTTATATTTTTCTCATCTTCAATTGTATGCATTAAAAAAGCACCTCCACACAAGCAGAGATGCTATAATATGCATCCTGCCAATAATTTTTGTTGGTTAGGGGCTACGACCATTCCGTAGTCCGTAAATATTTCATTTTATATATAAATCAAATATCGGCACTGCATTTCTTGGCGATAATTTCGTTTCTTCATTCTCAAATGCTTGTAGATATTCTTTTACCTGTTCTTCACCATCAAATTTATAATCAAAATCTTTGTAGCCGAAAAGCATATCATCTGTTCCACAATGAAACATACCTCCACGCATAGCATTATATCTAATACCGTCCCAAGGTTTTTTCTCGCAAACTGAATAGCAGATATTTCCACAAACTTTCTGTATCATACAGAAGTAATTTTCAGAAACGCCGACAACTCGCATAGGTCTCTTCCAGTGATTTATTTTTACAAGTGTTCCGACTGTGATTGTGTCTAAAATATCTTTTGTTATCTTGGTGTAGTGTTTATACTTGGATTTCATGGCATCAACTCCTAAATTCTGCTTTCTCTAATTTTACCTATACGATTTAGCAACTTTAGAAAATAACTCCGTTTGTTAGCCGGCAATTTAATTATTTATTGTTCCATTCAAATCCAAAATCCGACCTTTTAATTTTGCATTGAGGAATACCGTCTTTCCAAAATACCAAACCCTCTATGTAATGTTCGGATAGATATTTTTTAATTCCATCAAAGGTTCGTTCTACTTCAACAATGATTCTTCCATGCGGAACAAGGTCATCATAATCTTTATTGTACGGGTTTCCATTAAAATGCTTTCCAACCGCTTCATACGTTCCATCAGTTAAAGGACTTAAACAACACTGCATTGCAGTATCATATGCTTTTATAAACCACTTATCCTCCGGTTTCTTATCATCAACTTTTACCCAACATGGAAAATGCCCTGTAATTGGGTCTGCCTTTTCCTGACATTTAATAGCTCCTTTTGGAACTGGTTTACCGTTCTTTGCGTCATATCTCTTGTAAAATTCTCCGTTGATAATCGCGCAACATGAACCATCAAATTTTACCGTTGCGACTCCATCTCCATTCAAAACCCATTCCATACCTTTTGTTACAATCGGAAGTGTTTCTACAACGCAATTGCTTATATATTTTCTTTCAAACAACGTAGGTATCTTTTTCATTTTTACTTCACTATCCTTTCCTCCGATAATCGGAAATTACTTTTCAACTAATTCATCTGCACGCCTTGTCATTTCAATTTGTGTTCCATTTTCATCTTTTGTACAAACAGAAATATATCTATTACATGAACTACGCGCATCTCCTCCAAGCCATATTTCCGTTTTATCATCATCAAAACTGTAACACTCTCTCATTTTTTCAATGCAATTATTCATTTCTGTTATTTTCATAATGACACACTCCTAACAATTTATCTTAATACCTTCTGTTAAAACTTCCGTCTTTTTCTCATTTAACATTGGTACATTGTTTTCATCTGTTTTTATCCAATTTGCATCAATTACAATCATTGGTTCTTCTCCTGCATGGGCACTGAAATGTAATTCAACATCTTTACCCGGCACTTTTTTACCATCAATAAATAGCTTTGCGGTTTCTCCGTCAGATATTATCTTGATTTTTTCTTTTTCAATTGGCTCGCATCCATATACTGATTTCAAAGATTCATTATACCATTCATCTATTTCCGCTATTACAGCCGATGCACGATATGTAGGCTTACTCATTGTCTTTGTTCTTCTACACAAAACCTCTTGATAATTCTCAATGATAAATTCGCAATCTTCTCCGTTGTACTCATAATCCTTGTAGAATTTCCAAAAAGACTTTATGTTTTTTATAAATCTAAATAGCATTTTCATTTTCACTATCCTTTCCAATAAAGCAAATCAACAACGTATAAAGGATAATCATATTTGTAACTTCTTTCCACCGCTTCCATTGCGTCTTTGTATGTTTTTGCAATTGCATATGGCTTTTTTGTTTCAATCGTAACAAGAACATATCTGTATTCTCCGTTTTTATCAAAATCTTTTTTTAAGTCTTTTAATTTTACTTGTTTTGATTTTCGTTTTCTTCTTTTTCTAAACATAAAACGCATAATTATCCATCACCTCTTCAATACCCTTTCTGTGATTTCTTCACTAGGCAAAACAAAATTTTCTATACCACAATCATGCAATTCTCTTAATGCTTTTACACCCAAACTCAAAATCGCATTACTTTCCGAAATCATATTTGCAGGTATTCTATTATATTCTTTGAAACAAGGAACCAATTTTCTTGAATCAATCTTACCAACCAATCTTACATCACTCATTTTTCACAAACCTTTCAAAATCTCTTGAACATTTTTTGCATAAATCAATACATTTTTCGTTGCTATTGTTACACGCATCTATAAACGGAATTCCAATTCTAAAAGGTCTCTTATATAATCTTTTTGTTTCTGATTCTTTAATCTGCTCACCACACCTGTCGCAAGTGTGCCATTGTTTTTGATGTTTCATTCTTCCACCGCCTTTTAAACTAACCCTAGCATATGCAAAATTTCATGTTCACATATTTCCATCGAACCTTCTCTTGTGTGAATAAGGATTTCGTGCAGTTTCTCATATTCCGATTGACTACACTTATATTTATTAAAATTACTTGAAAAGCAATAATATAAACAATATCCATATCCTTTTCCAGCAATATTTTCATAAACATTCTTGCCGATAATATTATATTTTGACGTTTTCAAAACTTTGTTTTTTTTGTCTATGAAATACTCCTTTTCTTTTGCTTCTAATTTCTCTTGAAGATATTTCAAAAAAAATTGTATATCTTTTTCAGACTTAGAAACATACAAAATAGTTTTTTCCATCAATCCACCAACTTCCTACCACACTTAGGGCAATTATTGATTTCATAATCAAAATCCATAAAACTATCTCCAGTTGCAAAATGTATATAAACACCGTGTTCATCTTTGTATATGTAATCTTTGTATTTTTCGCTTGTGTAATCTTTGGTATAAATGTTTTTGCAAAACTCACACATTTCCATATCGCCTTTATCAATCCACCAATCATTGCTTTCTCCCAACGTGAAATATCCAAAACACAACCATTCCTATGCTTCGTGGTATAAATAAAACTGGAAAAAAAACATAAAATAATAGTGCAATCATTACACATCCGAACATATTCATTTCTGTTTCTTCGTACAGATACTTTGATACAAAACCGTAATAGCATAATGCATATATATCTTTGGTATCTACCAAGATAAAATATATGAAATTACCTAAAAACAACCATAAAGCATAAACAGCAATTAAATTTTCCATTCTATCACTCTCCCTCTTTTAACCCATATGGTGCGTTGGTAAAACGGATTTCCACACCTCTGACATATTATTTATTCATCTTCTTTGTTATGCTTGCAGTAGACAAGCAAATACTCTGCAATCTGTTTTAACTCATCAATGGTATATTTTTTTGTTTCTGGTGGTTCTCCAATAGATGGATTTTTCACTTCGCACGTTGCGCTAGTAAGCATTTCGACAACATCCAAAGGGTTTGAGAAACAATCCATGGTATGCATCTCATTTTCTAATTCTTCTATTCTGTCTTTATAACCGGATAATTCACTTATTGTTAAAACACACAACGACGCATAATCTCCGCTATCGAAATCTCTTAGTGCAGAATCAGTAAATCTTGAATGCAATCTAACGTATTTATCTAATTTACTTTCAAGACAAAAATTTTTTTCTCTTTCAATTTTGTAATCTTCAAGAGAAACAAATTCTCCGTTTGCGTAATCAATTCCATCTTTCGTTCTTCCGTTTTTGAAATTGTAAGTTTTAATAATACTTGCCATTTTACACCTCCAGTTATATTCGGTTTCTTGTGTTGGAAAGTATTATCCGGTCACTTATTACTATTCTGTCCATACTCTACTGTCAGACAACCAACACAAGCATTTTAATTATTTCAGCAAGGAATACCGAAACGCTTGCTTATCCGGTAGCAAACCGGAACATTGATGTGGTGAGGAATCGAACCTCACATGATGCCTTTGTCCATATCCTTTCGGCTCACTTTGGCATCGTACTTGTGGTTTCCTGCGTCTACCCTTTCCGCCACACATCAGCAAAGGCACCCATTCAAATGACTAATGATTATATCGCAAAACAGGAAAATTCTAGGTACCTTTGCATTGTATCATCCCCTCTATCGGGGAAACGCCGATATTTGGATTTGAACCAAAACGTCATAACGACTACTGACAGTTTAGCAAACTGCTCCCTTGCCTGATTAGGGTTATATCGGCAAATAGGTGTATTGCAATCCCATAAGGCTTACATTCCTTATTTGCAAATTTGGAACATTCTTACCTTTGGATATTTCCCTTAGGAAATTACACCTAATCGGCAACCGTGGATTTGAACCACGATTCTTTGTGTATAGTGGGATTCTACACAACGCATTATCCATTATGCTATCGCCGTAAGTACGGATTGGCATACATGCATCTGTGTTTTAATCCGCACTGTTGCGATTCTTTTGCGTCCGGCTACTTTGGACAATGGGAACTATCGCAACAAAACCATAAACCCCACCAGACCTTGTGACGGTCCTTTAATCAGCTTTCCGCTAGTGGGTAAAGAAAGGGTTCATGTCAAAGCAAAACATGAGCAAACCATATACACCGAATTGCCGGTGTTGTATTCCGATTCGCTCTCGGCTAGAACGGATATACATTGCCCCTCTTTGTGATTCATACTCCTTATCACGGTTAAGAGTTCAAGGGATATGGTAAAACTCTTAATGAGTTATAAAATATATCGCCACAATGGACGTACAAAAATTGATTATTGACATTATTCTATCACGAGGTCTTTCGCCTAACACTATGTTCAAAAACGAAACTACCACCATGAATCCAAAATAAACCACAGCAATGTATCGAATCAAAAAACTAATCATCACGGTTCCTCCACTCTTCGCATCCGTGGTCGTGTTCTACATAATCAGCTAAATAGTAACTGTCCATATTCTCGCACACATAACCATTCTCACGGCTATATGCAGCATATTTACAATTTCCACAACACTGTTTTTCGTTATCGTCCATCCTTGAAGTCCTCCATTTCTTTTACACTCATTCCAACAATTCCTGCCGAACCATCCGAATCCGTATTCTTGAAATACTCTCCGTTCTGCGGAAACATGAAACGGAACATTGCGTAATTTGCTACGTCGCAAAGATATTCCGTGTTTCCAGTTTCTTCAAACTTCGCAAGACACTTTTTAAGACTTCCAATCGCATCCACATTTCCGGTTGCGAAATTTCTACTTGCCTTGCCATATTTGTAATAACTCTGACATATCAACGCTTTTCGCTTATCGTCAAACGCTTTTGAGTATTCCGTTTTTAGCAATTCATTTTCCATTCTCAAAAACCCCTTTTTTATTTTTTCGGGAGTATGGGGGACTTAGCAGGCGGTTTTTTAATCCCTCAATAGAGGGGTAGGGGGTAGGCTGCTAGTCCTCTCTTTTGTTCGGTTCGTAAAACTACAATTTTACGAACTTTTACGGTTTTTCGTTGTTTATCCGTCTTTTTGTTCGATTTTAATAGCTTCCTGTACCGGATTTGTCAATTTTGGAAGCTCGCTATCGGCTAATGCTTGATTGTTTTGGCTTCCGACCTGTACCGGAGCAGTTTCCGCCATCCCATAAGCCGCCTTTGCAATAAAAATCAAATTGGAGTTTGTGCCGGCTTGGTTATGTAACCGGTTCAGCGTGAAAGACTTGCAAATGTTGAACCATTTTTTAACTGTGCTACCATGTGCAGTGCTAACCCTATACCTGCCCATAGACCAGTCAGTAAATGTATTTCTATCGATACCAACCAAAAAACTAAATACCTCTAGGGTTGGTAGTACTTTATATTTAGCACATATACGGACGTAGATACTAAATAAATTATCTAATAACTCTATATCGTCATTACTAGGCTTTTGAATATTATCAGCAATATAGAAAATCATAGATACAAAGTTATCTGTTACGCTTTCTGTATCTCCATCTAACTCCGTGTCTATATACTCATCTACCAGCCTATATATGTCGTTCTGGTATACCTCAATACCTATCGTGCTTTTAACTGTATTACCTTTCACAACATCACCTCCAAATATCCAAAATAAAAAACGCCAACACAAGAAAAATAAAAAGTTATCCTCTTGCGTCAGCGTCTGCTGCCGTCTGTGTGCTACTGTTTCCAGTGCAGTATTTATTATCTGCCCTTACTATACACGATATATAGCCCTATGTCAATAATAAATTTATAATATTTATTTGTCGAGTTCGAACCGTTTTTCATAAATCCAGGTGCGGCGTCGGGGAATCTGCCCGACTATATATATATACTTATCTTCTCTGACCTAATCTAATCTTATCTATGTTACACTTTGGAAACAGATTGATTACAAGTTGTTATCAGGACTGTATACAACATGATTACAAGTTGATTACAAACTGATAACAAAAATACACAAAAAAAGACGGCTAAAAAGCCGCCCTTTCTCTTTCTGGAATCACTCGCCCAAATACTGGCGATATAATTCCTCCCACGCGTCAGCGTCTAAATCACTTTCCAACGCATCCGAAGCCTCGAACGGCTCCGCTTCTTCATGGTCCAGAACGTCGGAAATGTCAACAGTGTACTGTTTTCCGTCAACCTCAACCCAGACGTTGGCGGCGTCGTTCTGAACTCCGTTCCCTTTCAAGGCTTCCCACTGAAATGAATCGAAATCCATTAAGGCAAGGTCAAAGTCTGAACCCTCGACGAATTCGCCGCTTTCGTCTGCTTTGAAGTACTCCAAAGCGTATTCTTCAACGTCCGTCAAATGTTCGTTATAGCGAGCATATCTACAACGGAGAGCAGAAAGCTCTTTCTTGGCTTCTTCCTTCTGCTCCATGCTCCATCTTTTCAATTCTTCCGGGTTTTCATCGTTGCCCCAAATGGTATCGCCTTTTTTGAATTTCTTCATTTCCTCGCTTGTTGCTCTGCACTCCCCATGCAGCAATCTAATCATATTCAACATATTCTTCACCTTTTCACGGTCTCCCGTGCCTTTCTTTTTTAATTTTTATTTTTTATTTTTTAACAGAGAACTCAACCCCGTCTTCGTCAACATAGATGCTATAGGCGCATCCATCCATGACTAAATATTCAAGATGTTTTTCTTCCATTTTTTGGAAAACATCTATAAAAGCCACAGACGCCGGCTCTTCTTTTGCCATTTTTTCAATGGCTTTTTCGAAGCTCATCGGCTTCGCCTTGAAATTGAATTTCATGTTATCTCACCTCCTGCGGATAATATTCGCCGGTTTCCCGGTTGAAGTGCCACAATGTCACATCAACGCCTTCTTGTCGGCAGACGTTCAGCACTGCCACAAGAGCAACGGTTAATCCTGTGACGTACAAGTCAACAGACAACCCGCGAGGGATGCAAAGGCTGTCGGCTTCCTCTGTTTCCTCTAATGCTGGATATTTAGAACTTGCATATTCTAATATTCCGGCTTTGTGGCATTTGTTCCAAAGGGAATTGAATGCCATATTTTCAAGGCGGTCAACGGCTAAAGGGTCAACCTCTCCTTTGAATATTGAGCCATCAACGGCTTCTTTTATTTCATGGCGACCCTCGCAGAGTGCCATTTTAAAATTATACTGTGCCATATGCGGCACCTCCTCTCTTCTTTCTTTTGATAAGTCAATTATAACCTACTTTTAGAATATTGTCAACTACTTTTTCAAAAGAATTTTATTTTTTCCTCGTCCGTCGGAATTACTTCCAATATATCCCCGGGCTGACAGCGGCACATAACACAAATTTTATTTATGGTATCAAGGTTTACCATTTTACCAGTTCGCAAATTTGCGTTTGTTTGTCCTGAAAGCAGTTTTTCCTTTTGTATGCGTGTTTGATTGTATCCGTGCTTTTTTAGCAATTCCAGAACATCGGTTTTATATCTTATCAAAAGTTCATCACCTCCTAACGCTTTTTATTGTATCATATATATAGGAAGAAAGCAAGAAAAAATATTCTCGAAAAAGATTACAAAAACCCTTGACATTATTCTAGTTTTAGGTTATATTATATACAGAAACAAAAAGGCGGTCGCCCCTACCAAGAACGAACCGCCACCAATCAAAAAAGAAAGGTACCTATATTATAACATATAGGAAAGGTGAAAAACAATGAAAAAAATTAAAACTTTAGAAATTAGCGGGAAAAGATGGTTCCAGAAATCCTACGGGAACACGTACCACACAACAACGGTTATTGTTAATGGTGAAAAGCTGAAAAGCGATATAACATATGGCTATGGAAATCACTACTTAGCAACAGCCGCCGAGCTTCTCCGTGAAAATGGTTTTGACGTTCCGGCGAGCAATGATAAAGCATATCATTATATGCAGTCATTCGCTCATTCAGCGGAAGACGTAAAAAGGAAAAAAGATTTGTAGGAGGTGGAAAAATGAAAATCAATAAATTATCGTGGGCGGTTGCCTACAAGATGGACAAAAGAACACAGGACGACGGAACAACGAAAGTTGTTACCGTCGCAAAGTTCAACACGGCGGAAGCCGGAGCAAACTTTATAAAAAAATGTCTACCAAAAGATACAAAAGAACGTTTTTTTGTGGTAGACGCTGACGCCTTGGAGGCTTGCGAGGATGCGGACAAAATAAAGCGCCTTGAACACTCCGAGGCAGCTAGCTTTTCCGCATCTTGCGAAAAAAATTGATGAGTGCTTGAATTAGACAAAAAAGAAGCTGCGCCGGTTTTTTCCGGCGGTTTCTTTTCTTGCATTTTGGCAAAATAAAAAAAGATTGGAGGCGGTGACATGATGAAATCACTGCGGAAATGGCTAGAGAAATACGGCTATAATCCGGAAAAAATAAAACTTTTCGGAGGTGGCGAAGCGTTGGAGGTATCAACGCCATACCAAGGACAAACACCAACGGCGGAACAATTCGCGATATTGTCAGAAATCCGGCGGCACGTGTCAAGGCACTATGCCGGGATAAAGGTTGAGCCGCGCGGATTTTATTCGTCAATTTATATCTATTATAACAATTAGCCGGATGCGTTCCGGCTTTTTGTCGTGCGCTCTGCCTGCTTTTGGTGGACGTGCGCCCTGCTGCCGTTTTGCTTTTCGCAAATCTCCGGCGGTGTGTTTGCGATACCAAAAACAAAAGATTGTTTTTCCCCTGCCGGATGTATTCCGGTTTGGTTTGGATGTAAAAAACACATAGCACCTTGACAACGCCTTATATTAGCCGTATACTGATTTTATATATCTATAGCAAGTTTATAGGCTCACGAGATAAAAATGGCAAAATAGATGCTTTAGAACGTCCCACAAGGGCAAGCCTTTATTTAGTGTATCTAAAATCAGCAAAGTAAAAAACAGTGCAAAAACTGTTAATATAAATCAATTTGAAAAAATTCACCCTGCAACTATAAAAATTAGCAACCCCGGGGGGTATCAAAAAATTTGCATTATCGGGCGCAACTGCCGAAATCGCAAAAATCTCTCTCCAACCTTGGAAATTTTAAAGGTAGGGGGGTATCAAAATATTTTGCTTACCGGGCATAAAAAGAAAGGAGCGTTCAGCATGAACAAAAAGACAAAAGCATTAGACAAGGAAACCTACAAAGAAATCATAACAGCAATCCGCAAAGGGTTTAATTACGGAAAACACGTATTTAAGCCAAACAAACGGCTTGCAACATTGTTGGTAGTGCAAGCCAACATCGGAGTTAGAATCTCTGATATACTGCATCTGACGCTTTCAGACGTGGTATACGAGAGCGGTCGTTATCATTTGGATATTATCGAGCAGAAAACCGGCAAGGGAAGAAACTTCACGGTTCCAACTGAATTATTCCAGTTCTTAAAGCAGTACACCGCAGATAACGGCATTGCACCAACCGCAAGAATCTTTCCAATCAGCGAAAGAGCCGTACAGAAACAATTGAAAATCGTAGCAGATTTCTTTGGAATTGACGGAATATCAACTCACAGTTTCCGGAAATTCTATGCTACGGAAATGTATCTAAATAACGATTATGATATTGAACTGGTGCGTCACCTGCTACAGCACTCATCCAGTTCGACAACGCAAAGATATATCAGTATCAGTGAAAAACGTGTTGAGAACGCATTGAAAAACCATTTGTGTATCATCTGATTGTATGGTACACTGTAAAGGTCTAAAGCCAATATAATACGGCAACCACTTCTTCTCCCCGGTTGCCAATTAGACAAAAAAGTAGGAGCCTTTTCCATAATTTAGGCTCCTGCTTCTTATTTATTTCTTATTTTTCTTCCTTGCAACGTGTTCTAGTATGGTTTTCTCTGCTTCTTCTCTTAGTTCCGCAAAGTACGATACAACTTCCATAACAAACCTTGATTCGTAACCTTTTTCGTACTTATATAGTATCTTGTAATCATCTACATTGTATGATTTCCCAATATCCAAAAGAATCTTGTGATACAATCCTTTTCTCGTAAGTTTGTATTGCTTGCAAAGATACTCAAAGTTTGGTTCCATTTCTGCAAGCCATTTATCCTCTACAAGTAGCGGATAGGTTTTTCGTTCCGGAATCTCCTGCTTTACTTTGAAGTACGCTTTAACAAGTTGTCGTTGCACATCCCATGATAAATCGTCTCTTAAAGACTTTACCAACATGAGATAGCCGGTTTCTGTAACAAGGATTCCAGACGGTGCTTTTTCATTGAATCCATATGTCGGTACGAAATTCGTTCCGACATCTTCTCTTGTTACAACAAAGTAATCTTCATTTTCGATAAAATGCTTTTTATTCCTTGTAAAGTTTCTCTTTGCTGTTCCCTTTGGTCTTTGATGTACTTCATCAATATCCTTAAAAGTAACAACTCTCTGACCGTCATACTCCCTTATTTGCATTTCTGTGTTTTCAATGGTAATTACTTCGTTCATTAGCAAGCACCACCTTTCTCTGGGAAGAAATCAATCTTTCCGTTTGTCAGAAATTTAGCACAGTATGAAAATCCTGCAATGAACGATGCTTCTTGTACATCTGCTATGCCATCGCGAATTGATTCATCTATATTCTGAAACAGGCTCGGGTTTAATATGTCTCTCAAACGGGCAATGGCGTCTTCCGCTGTTTCCCAGTTCTTGTTGATAATACAAACTTCCTCGGAATTGTTCATGTCTTTTGTGTCCATAAAGTTCCGATAAGCAATTTTTAATAATTCTTCCATGTTTTTCCTCACTTTCAAATAATGCTTGATTTTCCGAAAGAAGATGATAGAATAAATTTATCAATCTTTTTCGGATTGGTACTTGTAAGAGTAACTGTTACTTGTCTATGGTGCCGGTTACTCTTATTTTTTTATCATCTTTCCATGAAGTTCTTCTACACCTTTTTCAATTACCTCTGTTCTCGATATACCTAAAAATTCAGAACATTCTTTCAGTTCATTTGCAGTTTTTTCAGTAATTCTAAGTTGCAAACTTACATTCTTTGAAGTTCCGTTTTTTGGAGGTCTACCCATTTTTTTTGGCATTTAATTCACCTCACTTTCTGCCATGGCATAAGTATAGCATTTGCAATGGCATAAGTCAACCCCTAAATGCAAAAAAAATAGAGACAATATAAAATTATACTGTCTCTATCCAATAAATCTAGTTATCAAGCATTTCATTTACTTTCTGCATATTATCTCCAGTATCATACACAATCACGCATGACCTACCAAAATAAAAAACTGCTAAGAATATAACGCAAATTAAAATAACAATTAAAAGTCTTTTCCACATATTTCTATTCCTTTACTAATTAGTGATATAACTTAAACATATCGGAAGAAAGTGATTCCGCATATATCTTAATATCGTTTTCAGCATTGGTTATGCTTGTTGAAAAATCATCATAGTTTCCTGTCGGACTTGCAAGCAAAGAATATAAACTGTGTATTGCATTACAATAGTTTTCTGTATCTTCGCAGATGTCTTTATATTCATTATAAATGTAGTCATCTGATTTAATTTTTTCCCATTTTGAATAGGTTTCCTTAAATTTCTCATATTGTTTTGCCGTTTTATTTGAATACACTGTATCACTTATGCAAAGATTCACGGCATCAGAGAAGTCTCTAAATTTCCCATTCTTCTTTAATGTCCATTTATTTGTCTCTTTGCTTTTCTCTTTCCAAATAGCATTACTCCATGTATGGGTTGCTTTTATGCTTATGTTGGATAGATTAGAAACAAATTTATCTGTAGAATCAAATAAATCACCAGTCAACTTCACAAAATCACGTTTATTTTGACGTCTTTGTTTTTGCTCTGCAATTTCCTTTTCCTTCTTTTCTTCTTCCGCTTTCTTTTTCGCTTCCGCTTTCTTCTGTTCCTCAATTCGCTTATTGTTCTCTTGAACAAAATAATAGGTAACACCACCTGCAACACCGGCAAGCAACATAACAATAATCACGATTAAAGCTATCTTTTTATGCTTTTTGGATTTCTTATTCTGTTCAATTGCAAGTTCCTTATCTGCATCCGTAATTGTTCTTCCACAATTCGGACACTGGTTTGTTTGGTCGCTAACTTTCTTTTTGCACTCCGGGCATTTAATCAAAGCCATGAGCAATCCCTCCTCTTTTATTTTTGATTGTATATTATCATATTTGACTATATTTGTCTATAATGCAGTTCTTAATGTTTGGAATACATTGTTTGTTATGCTAATTATTTCATCTGCGTATGTTGCCAAAAAGTCGCAAAACATTTCTTCCTGCTCCAAAGTCATATCAATTCCGTATGAAAACATTGCGCTATGGCATATCTCATGTAGCAAAACTTTGCGTAAAAAACCGCCACGCAAAATATTTGATATATAAATTGTTTGATTATTTCTATCGCACATTCCGCAAGTATAACTTCCGTCACTTCTTTGTAGCATATTGCTATACGGTGATACTGTTACTATATTCCAAACAAAACCATTCATAGTATACAATTTAACCACTCCAATCAAAAAGGGGCAATTACGCCCCTTTAATTTGTTTTTGTTAAAACTTCTGCAACAATGTTTGCATTTTTGTTTTGAGTAAATTTTTTTCTTCCTGCGAACTATCCGCAATCATTTCCGTAATGTCTTTTGATAATTCACCCATGTACTTTTCTAACTCTTTCATTTTGTATTGCTTATCCGCCGGTGTGTCTGCTTTGTGCATTTCTTTTGATTCCATGTACGACATACGGCTCATTCCGCTTCTGCCCTCTCTGGAATCTCTCATCTTCATGTTTTTATCCATCCCGGTATCAGTGTAATACATAAGACCGCCTCTGTGTTTATCCATATCTCTGTACCATTCTGGGTCATGTTCCCGGTACATTTCCGGGGTCATATGATAATATGGTTCGTCATATCCTCTACGGTACGTTCCTCGTCCTTTCGGAGCAAATCTTCCGTCAGCGTATCGGTATTTGTCATAAAATCTTCTTCCGTCTCCGTAACGCTCAAACATTTCAAGCGTTTCTTCCAAGTTTGATTCATCCATTGCCTTTGTCAAGGTTCTGTAGTACATTGCTTCCGACAAATCTTTCATCATGTCTACTACTTTTCCCATTTCGCAAGTATCAACATTTTCGATTCCAGATTCCATTTCACTTTTGGCACATTCGGAAAGTTTTTCAATCATACAATGCATTCTTTTAATATCCATCTCAATCACCTCCACCGGTTGTAACAATAGTTCCATCACCGTTTATTGCATTTAATCTGTTGTCTGGGGCGCAAGCAATTCTTCCAAGCAATTTGAAAACCCCACTATTTGACGTGGTTTCAACTCTTGTACTGTATTTTGTTCTTGTTCTGATACTACAAGCCGTTGCCTGCGTACAATCACATTTTGTCAGTGGATAAAGTACCGTACCAGTTCCAATCTGGATATATACCGGAGCAGAGATTGTTGTTTCTGCCGGAATGTTCTGCGCCACAACAATGCAATATTTTGAACCATCGTTATAACTTCCTTCCGGGATTTGGATAACAAGACCAGTACCGGCAGTAAAATTTACTGCCTGACTTATAATCAATTTCTTGCAAAGTCTGCATACGTTTTTACAATTACTCATAATCTACCTCCTAAAAATCAATATGGGATAAGCCATAGACCTATCCCATAGAGTAATAATCAGCCTAGTTCGGCGAGTTTTTCTGATATTCTGTTTTGATTCTTCTGCATATTAGCAACAACCGCAACCGTTGTTAAGACCTACTCCATAAGCGGACTGGTAAGGTGAGCAAGTGATGTAAGCTGGTACGGCAGTAGGTCGAAGTTCTTTCACAAGCTCTTCTTTTGAAAGAGCAGACTTAAGTGTCTGATTTTCGGCCTGTAATGTTGCCAGCTTGTCGTTTACAAGGAAGTCAAGGATGCTTCTTGTGTTTGCGTTCTGATTATCGATAATATCTCTTGTATTGTTGCACATAGAGTTCTGGAGTGCGTTTGTCTGCGTTGAAATGTTGTAATTCACGCCCTGAATAGCTTCTCTTGTTGCACAGCAGCAGTCGGAAATCTGATGAGATACGTCATTGAATCCCTGCTGGCTCTGAAAACCAAGCGTACAGATTGCGTTATCAAGAGTTCTGAAATTGCTGTTGATTGTGTTGTTCAGCGCATAGTTACTGTCTGCCAGTCCGTATGTCTGCTGGTCGAGTTTGCTAATAAGCGTCTGCTGGTCTACTGCAGCTCTAACATCTGCCTGTGTAGCACAAGGAACGGATGCTCTGTCACCGCCGTTGCCGTAACCGCCGCCAAATCCATTACCCCATCCGCCAAAAATAGCAAACAAGATAATCAAGACCCACCAGCCGTTTCCATCGCCCCAGCCGTCTTTGTTGTTTCCTGTCACTGCCGCAATATCGGCAAGACTAGGTGAATTTCCGTTAAACATTTTGTTTACCTCCATTGTTTTATTTACAAATGGGAAACTAGTTTTAAGCGCACAACCCAAAATGTACTAACGTAAATTGCATCTTTGCATAATTGATTTTCTTATTTCATCTGGTGTAGTTCCTTTTTCTTTACAGACGTTTTCTGCAAATTCTTGTAATCCTTTTGAATCTCCATTTCTATACATCTCAATAGCATTTTTTGCCATAGGGTTACTCATAACTTCATTGCTTTTTGTAATTTCTTCTAAAAATTTCTGTGGATTTCTTATTGCTTTCATAAAACTAATTGGATTAAGCATCTGTATCACTCTCCTTTTTAGTCGTAGTCGAAGATTTAGTGCTTCTAGTCGAATTTTTAGTCGAATTTTTAGTCAAAGACGATTCCAAGTTAGAGATTTTGTTTTCTAACTCATCAAATCTTTTCATAATTACTTCTGTGACCTCTTCTGATATGCCTATTTGACTTTTTGTGTTGTGCTGTGTCGGATTGTTAGGTTCTGTATCTAAAACTGGTTTAAAAGTCAAAATATGAGTTCTTCCATTTGCAAGCCATTGTTTTCCAAATATTTCTGTTCCGTCTGCTTTTGGAAAATAATATATATTCCCATCCATCGGAATGTCTGTTGCTTTTACAACGTCAATGCTATCAACAACTTTTCCAATAAAACTTGTCTGTTGTGATGTTGCCTGCATTTGAGAGTTCTGCATAGGTGGTTGTAAGTTCTGCTGACAATTTTGCAAAAAGTTCATTCTTTCTGCGTATGGATTTTGAACATATCCGTTATTCATCGGATAAAAGTTCTGATAATTTTGCATCCGGATTCTCCTTTCTTATTTTGCCAATAACATTTTCAAACACGCTAACGGCTGTAGCCTGCGTTCCAATAGGTATTCTCTGCATTTCATTTTCGCTAAAAATCATTTCAAGAATCTCGTCTTTGAACATATCAATCACTCCTTACAATTAAAACTTACACCAAAAAAAGACGGATAAACCGTCAAAAATCATTCAAAATTTATTCATATGTATTATTGAAAACAATGCTCTTTTCTTACAATCACGTACTTTGTTTAGTGTAAAACAATGTATTAAATCATTTACACCATTTATACACCATTTTCCTAAAAAATATAGTTATTTATAGATATTTATGCGAAAGTTTAAAATACTCTATGTACCGAAAACAACGCATTTTCGCCATTTTAAACATTTCAAATTTCAAAGGCGGCGAGATGGTAAGAGTTTTTATAACCAACCATTTTTCGGTACTTTCAAGCG